TTTTTCCGTTGTTCATCGCACGCTTCTTTTTAGTTGCGTGCAAAGATACAAAATCAAATCGAATACACGATTTTAAATGAATAACTAATTGATTATAAATAAATTAAATAGATGTCGTCTCGTTTAAACGGGACACTAGTGAAATACTTTAAGATTATGAGAACAATGTATCTAATTAAACATTACGCCATCAACCGCAAGAACGGTGCATGGTCGCTTATAGGTTATTCGCGTGTTGACTATCGCGAGAAAAACCTTGTTATGAAGTCAGTGAAAAAACAGGGCTATAAGTATGATAGAAGCGAGAAGGCTTATATCCTGGAGACGGATCCAGTTGAGTTCTGCGCTGATAAGGCCGTCACGGTGAAGTCTTATGCAATATAATTATAACAACTTAAACAATAAAATTATGTATGCACCATCTATCATTTACAAATCTGTTATTGCAGAGTCTGAAGGATATGAAGCACAGCGGAAAGAAGTGTATAAGATAGCCGTAAATTTGGCAAAAAGCAAAGGATTAACAGACTACCAAATTCACTTATATAAAGGATATGGTAGTCACTGGACCATTGATATAGATTAAGAATAATCATACCGGGGAGGCTCCGGCCTTCCCTATTATAAACAACATATAAAATCACCAACATTTTAAATACTTTGATTATGAGTACACCTAATTTCGCATTAAAGAACGCTTCACGCTATTTCGTTTTTGGTATGCCTGTATATTACATACAGGAAGATATTAATGAGAATGGGCTGGATCAAGACCTTTTGGACCATTTCGACAAGATCGGCTCAGAGGCTAATTATGAAGCCGACAAAGAGAATGTGGCCTACGAGTTGAAGGAAAAGGGCTGGCACGATATAGATGAATTTGATTATGATCGTAATTACCCTACACATTTTTTCTCTGAGAAAACAAAAACTATTAAGTGTGGGGATAATCGAATGGATATTACTATTCAAGCTGGCTGCACATCTGGTTATTATGAGGCATCCATTTTCGACTGGTTCGTGGTTGTCAAGACTTACAAAAGAGTTGATTATTGTTACGAAACGTGTGATTATGTTTACGGCGATTTTAATGCCGACGACGTGATCCGCGACGATTGGTACGACAACGCCGGACTCAGCAAGATTCACGCTGCACATATAATAAACAAAATTGAGTCGGTTGTAAAAGAGCTAAGCAGCGAGGCTGAGCTCGCCTTCTCAATGAATTGCGACGAGGAGATGTACTGCGCCTATCAATGCTCCAACGGCGAGGCCGGCTACAGCAGAACGGACAAGCGCCTGTGGCAAGAAGTGGAAGAACAGAAGAAGAAGAAAACAGCATAAAACAATATTATCATGGTACCAACTATCACAATATCACGCACAACGGGCACATGCGCCCTTCTGACGGCTTTATTGACCATCGTTGTATTACTTGTCGCTCGCACTGTTAAAAACGTTCTGACGGCCTTTAAAATGGCCCGTCAGTGGCTCCAGACTCAGCACAGCTTTTTGGGACAGGATGGTGATCCTATAAAGTGCTCCGGCTGGCAGTTCGTTGGTTACAACATCATTGCAGCAGTAGCGGCAACATTGCTCTGCATTAAGTATTAATTAACGCCTTATTATAGGCAGATAAAAACATCACCAACTTTTAGATTTTATCGCATTATGGCACAGATAGCATTATTCAACGTTACTAACGACTCAAAATATTTTCCACAACGTCGCGACATGTTCAACGAGGCACGATGGAAGGAGGCGAAGCGACTCCTGGCACAGGCCCTGAAACTGACGAGCAAGGAGGCGGGCAGATATACGTTGCGCTTTCTCCAGGATAGAATGGTAGGTGGGGACTTCCCCGTACCTTCTGGAGGCTACCACAACGGTATCACATGTATTGCCAACAGCGGCGAACACAGCCAGCAGCGGGGCGAGTTTACGGTGTATGATATTATAGGCAGCTCTTATATTTACGAGGCACCCACGGGCGATCTGTGTATTGCCAACATTCCGGAGGAGGGAGAAACGGAATACTACCGTATAGCCGTATTGTCTTACTAATCTTCATTCACGGGGCTGCCTCTGGCAGCACGGCAGCCCCTATTATAGAATATTAAAAAATCTGAGAATATTATGATACAGATATTTGTAGAAGCACAGAATCTTATTTGCAACGATGGCGAGGTGTGGCTGTGGAAGTCTGAAAGCTTGGATGGCGTGCGCCACTTTGCCACAAAGGAGGATGCACAAAAGTATATAGACCTGCATCATCAGTTTAGCCGCGAGAAGGGCTGGAAAGAAGAGCTCTACAGCATTGGCACGGAGGACGACTTTATGGCAGCTGCAAAAAAGCATGAAGCCGACAAGAAGGCTAACGAGGTGAAGGCGTATTGCAAGCACGCGGACGCATTGATAGAGCGCAGACGGCTTGAAATTAAGGCCCTGGACGGACTTATTCAGGTATGCCGACAGTTTGATGGCAAGGTGCTGAATAAACGCTTTCACGATGCGGTGAAGGAGGCGACGGGCTTTTATAACTCATTTAATCAAAATCTTGACTGTTACAAGATGGAGTATTACGGCGGCGATTATAGCCGCGACGACAGACCGTATATCTACATTAGGGCCGACTGGAGCCACGGCATCAACCGTTACACCGGTAAGAAGAAGGACGTGGATCCGAACGTCTGGCGGTGGAACACTGGCGAACGTCTGGAAGCCGAGAAGGCCGTTCCGGTAATAGAACAGTGCATAAACGAACGTTTGGCGGCGATCGGGCTCCTCAAGGCATCAAAGAAGAAGTATGCAGCCTATCTGCGCCTGGCACGAAAAGCGGAGGCGATTATGAAGGAGATGGAAGGCTACGACCGCACCATCCGCGAGTTTGCAAAGGAGAATGTGTTAAGCCAGTATAGCCACTACTCCTACTTCTGGAAGGGCTATTAATCATCATACATGGGGCTGAACCTGGCAGCAGGGCAGCTCCCTATTATAGAACACATAAAATTTTGAGAAAATCATGGATAAAAAGAAGTATATCGACGTATTGACCGAACAGGCAAGCAAGTACAGCAGACCGCAGGAAATGGCTCTCAGTGACTTCTGTGACTACCTTATAGAGTTCTTCAGCGTAGACGCTTTCAAGGCTGGCACCGTTGAATATAGCCAGCACATTTTGAGCTGCGCGAAACAAAATCCATACTTTGCCGGACTCGCCTTCCAGTGGCTCGACGATGTGGCAACAGCGATGGAGCGTGGCCAGTGGCTTGACGTGTTCGGCAACCTGTACGAGGAAATGTATCTGAGCCGTGGCAAGGCATCTACGACAGGGCAGTTCTTCACGCCTCAGAGTGTGTCGGACCTCATGGCGCGGATCAGCACACTGGGAGCCGGCGACCATGGCAAGGTGAACGACTGCGCAGCAGGTAGCGGACGTTTGCTCCTGGCTCACTACATGGAGATGAGCAAGCTGGACCATTTGGCGGGCCGTCGCTTTGAGTATGTGGCACAAGACAGCGATCCTATTGCTTGCAAGATGTGCGCCCTGAACTTTATGGTACATGGCATGTACGGCCGTGTGGAGTGTCGCGACACATTGCGCATGACGGAGCCGACCGTGGTATATGTCATTAACGAAGTGAAATATCCTTTTAATACGCCTTATTATAGCGTAAGAAAAATATTAGCGGAAAATCAGAAATAAGGTATCACGGGGGCAGTTTGCCCCTATTATAGAACATTAAAAATACTAAGGATTATGACTTTACAGGAGTTTAAGTGCGAGGCGCAAAGAAGAGAAAACTATTACGACAACAGCGCAAATGCCGCTGCACATTGGGCAAAATCATGGGGTCTGACTTATCACAGTCTGCTGTGGTATTACAAGCGTTACACCATCGGCAATTTGACGTGGAAAGGCGGCAAGGTACGTCTTCGTCACGGATCGTACCCAAGAGTTGAATGTTTTATCGGCAATGAGCAAGTAAGCGAATATCGCTTCAAGAAAGCTCTGGAAGCGTTTGTAACGCCTCCATTGACTGACGAGGAGAAACGGTACATCGAGGCAGAACAGCAACGCCTGGATGCCATTATGCGCGAAGTAAAATTCAAGGCAAGTAGAAGAAAAAGTCTGCAAGAAGCAGACATACGCCAACTTTCGTTTAATTTTGCAGTATGAAAACATCTAAAACAATTCACTCCTTCCTGCTTAGTGAGCAGGAAGGACAAACACTCCTCACGGCTCAGGAGCGTCCCTGGAGCGTGCTGCAGGTAATACCCACTACTCCGGCAGACTTCGACCGCATAGTGGCAGCTCTCAGGGAGCGAGGCATGGTAGCCCATCACGATACCGACCGCACATTCTGCATCATCCACCTGGCAAGCGGCGACCACGACGGGAAACATCCAGATCGACACATAGCCGTCACTCAGGGCAACTACAAGCAGATAATAGAGGAGCTGAAGGACACGATGGCACAGGCGGCAGTGTGGTATCAAACGAATATTATAGAACACTTTAAAAACGACAGAAAATTATGACAAGAATTATAATACTTAGCACTTGCGACGAATGGAAGTCTTACGCTTCTTTTCAGCTTTACGGCACATGGGCGACTACAAAGGCCAGTTGCCGCCGACTATACAAGACTATTATAGAAGGCATTAAAAACGGTACATTTGCGTATGAGGATGAAAGTATGTCGCGCGAGGAACAGATTTTGACGTTCAAGGAGGACGAAAAGAGAGAATGTGCAACGACCTTCTTGCGAGACTTGCAGGACAAATTGATATACGGACATTTAGAATTGTCCGAGCTCAGGTAAATACCCTTATTATAGAATCCTTTAAAAACGACAGTATTATGAATTTACAAAAAGAAACGATTACTATTGAAATATTTCATAACAATATATATGCCTACAATGCTATCTATAAAGCTATTTCTGATGCAACTTTACGACAGGCTGATAACTATCACGTTAAGACAAGGGTTATTACGGCAGTGGAGAGTTGCAAGGCTAAATAAATATCCCCTACCCTTTCCCGCGCCCGGCACGGCCCTTTTGAAGGTTCGACTCCTTCGGCGGGATCTGCATAATCATAATCTAAGTATTTTTTTGTTTAGCTGTTGGCGGTCCGTGAGGATAGCAAGCAGCGCAACGCCCACCACGGCAAGGCGTGGCACCAGGTTCGAGTTCCTGGATGGGCGACAGCATGATAGAAACAATAAAATACGCATTAATATATGATTTATGCGTCATTTCAGAACAGATTAGAGTATGGAAGTCGAAGAACCTGCGCTCTACTTATATGCTTGTATATCGAGACGAGCTGACGGGGAGGCTGCGTGTCACTCGGATGGATGGCAGAAAATGCGACAATGAGAAGGACCTGATAAACAGTTATAACATGTTTGGTGGTGGTCTTTGGGCAGCTTGCAGGGACATGGGCAACGATGTTGCTGAGATACGCGCTGCCGTGGATCGTGAGATAGCCGAGGAGACTGCACAGCGCGAGCGTGAGGATCTTCGCCTGAAAGCGGAAGTCGAAGCAAAAGCGAAGACTTTACAGGAAGCCCAGGAAATCAGAGCGTCACTTGCCGGAACAAAGGACAGCGTGAGCATCAAGCCTATCGAAGTACTGCAGCGGTACGACCCGCTGGAGGAGCACCTGGAACAACTGAAGCCTGGTGAATATGCCGTTTGCGTCAATTACAAGAAGAAGGGCACGGTGGAGCTGCGCACGAAAGCACGAACGACCGACCATCTGAAGGTGTTGGCAAAGGTGACGAAGGAGGAGAATAATAGTAAAGCAGCTTTACATCGTTTTGCCGTGAAGGTGCGCGAGGCGTATCAGTCGGGCATTGTCATCATCGGCAAGACTCACGCCATTCAGGGCTTCGGCAAGCGTATTGTGGACGCTGCTCCCTGTATCAAGGAGAGTCAGAATACTTATTATTCATCGTCTGCGCCACGTCAGTATTACGACAAGAACACGCTTGTATATATGAAGTTGGAGCAGATAGAGAAGAACGACAAATAAAACATTTACATTATAAACTATGGCAGAAAACAGTAAAACGACGAGGACAGCAGGCAGACCTGCCATCGGCGGCACCAGACGACAATATGTAGTGACTGACGATGTGCATGAATGGATAATGGCACACGGTGGCGGCAAGTATATTACAGATACCATGCGCTGTGTGCGCGTTACAAGCGGAGGCAAAGGTGCTGTGACAGATTATGCGATGTGCATTCTTCGCGCTGCAACTTGCTTCGATTTTGAGGTAGACCTTACCGAGCCTTATGCTGACTTAGGATTGAAGGCCCGCGATATGATATTGTCGGAGGTAAAAGAGCCTGAGACATATCATGTATACAAGGATGGAACGTGGAAAGATGGCGTTTTCTGCAATAACATTGGCTCCCTTGTTATTAGTTCACCGTCAGAATGCCCTGAAGACGAAAGCAAGCGACGTTATTACAGACCGTCGGGAAACTTCGGGGATTATAAGCGTATTCCTTACAAGCGGGTGAAGGCAGGAGACTATTGTTTGGTTAATCGGTATATCGACGACAAAGCACGAGTCGTAGGCGTATTGGCGCAGATAGAGAAGTGAAAATAAATAATAATAATAACAATAATAATAAAAACGAAATATTATGAAAACAAAGAAAGTAGATCCATTTATAACTGCGAGAATTGCCGCAGGTGTTGATGAAACACTTGAGGATCATATAATAACGTTTGACGCTCGTGAGGTGGCCTATTACCACCACCATAAAGACTTGGACAACGAGGGCATCGTGACAGTTAGTTTCAAGTCGGGCAAGGAGATAGATATGTATCTTAAACTTGACGAGGAGTGTTATCCGGACGACGACAACCTAATAACAGTCATTGACATGGTGCAGTATTCGCACTTCTGGCACGACAACGAGGATTCTACTCCAGACGAGGATTAACAAATAGGAATAACATTTTAATACTTTATAGAATATGAAAATAATTGAGAATTTTGAGGATTATCGCGCTTTGGTGGACGAGATGAAGGTGTATGACTACAACTATTTTCAGCTGAACATGCAGTCTATCAGCGACGAGAGATATGACGAGTTGTATTTCGCCTTGCAGGAGTATGAGGAGGCGCATCCCGACGAGGTGCTGAAGGACTCGTCTACCCAGCATTGCTACAGCGAGAACGGCAACGGCAAGCGCACGGTGGCACGCCGCACGGCCTGTCTCTCGATGAAGAAGCTGCATGATGCAAAGGCGGTGGTGAAATACCTGAGAGCGCAGCAGCGTGCTGCCAATATCAGCAGCCAGGGTGCGAAGGTGGATGTGGAGTGGAAGTTTGACGGCGAGACCGTAAGCCTTGTGTATCGTCGCGGTGCGTTATCTGAAGCGACCTATGGACACGGCAAGGAGCTGTATGGTATCGACTGCCTGGAGCACATGAAGTATGTGAATGGCGTTGAGGGATATGTGGAGCAATGGAAGGACGAGGACCGTGTGGAACTGAGAGGCGAGGTGATTATCTCGCTTGAAGAGTTCGCCCGTTATAGCAAGGCAGGTAAGTCGCCAAGATCCACAAGCAATGGCATTATGTCGAAGAAGGAGGCTGTGCCGTCGGAGTGCATCCATCTGGAGTTTCATCCCTTCCGCCTGATAGCCGACGGGGTAACATTGCATTATTATGCGATGGACGAGCTGGCTTATAGAGGTTTCCTCACTTGCGGTTTCGTGGAGCAGATAGACCTTGGCAAGAGCGACGACGAGTTGACGCAGGACGTGGAGCGCATAGTATGCACGGCTGAGCTGGATCGCGAGTCGCTGCCCTACCCTACCGACGGACTTGTATTCAAGTTTGACAATTACGACTATTACGACCGCATCGGACAGACCGACCATGACGCAAAGTACAACTGTGCGTTTAAGTTTCGTCCCGTATTCAAGGCCGTAACCACATATCGCGGCCATCATACCACGGTAGGCGAAAAGACTGGCAAGGTGACTTATGTTGCCGACTTTGACGAGGTGGAGATGAACGGACACCGTTTTGCACATGCCAACTGCGGAAGCGAGAAGACCTTCAACCAGAAGGGCCTTGTGGCAGGTTGCAAGATAGAGGTCAGCTTGCACGGCGATGTTATCGTGTGCGTGGATGGCAAGGTGGAGGATGAGCCTGAGATAAATCAGAGCCAGGAGCCGGAAGCAGAGCCGGAACCTATACCCCAGCCGAAGCCGAAGCGCAAGCGTAACTATCCCCAGGTAGGCGAGCCGACGCTACGAGCGGAACGCGAGGACACGTCGGAAAGTGAAGACAAGGGCATGAGCGTGAAGACAGTGTTGGCGGGTGTACTGGCGGTGCTGCTGGCAGTGTCAACGGGAGTCGTGATGTTGGCGTTTGCGGGCGCTGCGGTGTTCTTAATGCCGATGTTGGGAGGAATGCGAGAGTGAGTGTTGAATTTTGAATGTTGAATGTTGAATTGTCGGCTTTGCCGATTTTGAATTATTCAATTTTGAATTTTATTTTGACTATTTAATTATGACAGTAGAAGAGTATTTTAATCACTTGAAAGTTATTACTGAAAACGCTGGAGCAGACAAGACAGGCGTAAAGATTGAGACGGAGGACGGATATTGCATCAGCATATCTGTAACTAAGAAACTAAATAAAAAATAGGGCATTTATGAAAAAACAGAAATTCGAGATTCGCATTGCCGTAGGTGGCGATGATGAGAAATTGGGAGTGAAAGTGGAAGTATGGAAGGACGGAAAATTCTCTGACTTCAGATTGCTTGATGGCGAGAATCTTAGACTGGCATACGAGGGTACTAAGTATGCGATGGGTATCGTTGCACGGCTATATCTTGAGCAGTTGCATGAGAACGGAGCTCTTGATGACGAGCAATATAAGAAGCTCCATACGAAATAATATATCGCACAGTATTTTATTAACAATTTAAAACTTTATAGAATTATGGCAGAAACAGAGAAATTTTCAAAGAGCCAGATTGCAACATTGAAACACATCCAGAAGAAGGGTTTTGCGGGTTATCGACGTGTAGACGGGAAACCAGCTTGTCCGGAACTGGAGGAGCTTGTGGAAGCAGGGTATCTTGAGAAGTGGTATCAGAGTATGTTCGGCGAGGACGTGTACAAGCTGACGGAGAAGGGCGAAAACCTGGTAAGGTCGCTTGTAGGGTAAAATCCGTTGAAACGGTTGAATCCGATGTTAAAGAAAGGTCGGGTTCATCCGTTTCTTTTGATGATTTGCGTGTGGACATAACTGTAAATGACGAATTGAACTGATAATGAGGAGAGTGGATTTACACTATTACATAAATCCACAAAACCACAAATCCACATTCGTGTTTTTCCATAGATACACAAACGCATCCACACATTAATCCATAAACGCATACATAAACTAACCAATAAATCAAAACATAAATCAATACATAAAGTAACAAACAAAGAAACCAATAAATACACACATCAATAAATAAATAAATAAATAAACAAATAAAGAAATGAACAAACGAATAAAGAAAACAATCAATAAAGAAATAAATCAACAAATAAATGTGCGTGGATGTTTGGATATATCGGTTTTAATTCTTAAATTTGCAACGTGTTACAGAAGTGATGTTTTCTGCATACATGAATAGATATTATTAACATTTAAATACTTTAAGGATATGGAAAGACTCAGAGAAGTGCTTGCCTTTGTAAATCACAAAGGTGGGGTAGGTAAGACAACAACAGTGCAGAGCCTGGCAGCAGGTTTGCGTCGTTTTGGTAAGGGTAAATTCGGTGAGAATGCCGACGGACGCAAACGATTACCACGTGTGCTAATCATCGACCTCGACCCTCAGGCGTGCGCCTCGTTCCTCTTCGGATGGAGTGAGACCCAGAATGTAGGCAAGCCTACCGTTTACGACGCTTTGGTACAACAGAGCAATCTGCCCGTCTATCAGGTACGCGAGGGCGTTTACCTCGCTCCGGCTGCTGCACAGCTCATATCCATTGAACCGTTCCTAAATCAGCGTGCCGTGCCTCGCAAGGTGCTTTGCAAGTTGCTTGCCAAGCCTCTGAACGAAATGGCAGGCACCGAACTGGCAGACGAAGGCGTAAATACCGTCGTGGATGCCTTCGACTATGTGCTTATAGACTGTCCTCCGGCTATGTCGTTGCTCACATACAATGCACTTACGGCAGCCACAAGCGTGGTGTTGCCCGTGCAGCTTGAAGTGTTGGCAACAAAAGGTATTGCCGAAATCATCAACGCTATCGAGGAAACACGTGAGGATCTTAATCCCGACCTTGACATTCGCGGTTTGCTGATGGTTATGAGCAACGACCAGACTAATGCCACAAAGGAGTTTAAGGCGTACCTTGGCGATAAGTATCAGGACTATATGTTTGATGCTTACACACGCCGCGACACCAAGATGGTGGAAGCCCAGGCTATGCGAGAAGACATCTTTACTTATGCACCATATTGTAGGGTAGGGCAGGACTACGAGCGTTTTACCAAGGAGATAATCAACAGTTTCACTTTTTAATATTATTATAGGGTATGGCAAGAGAAATGAAGAAGCGAGTTGCGCATTTTGGTCTGGAAAATTCAGACGCTATAGACGAGAACGAGCGCATCTTGGAGGCGGGTAGACAACAGCGTAAGGAGAACAGGGAGAACAAGGAGAGTAGGGAAGCGGCAGCGAGTGCTGCCACGGCTCCGACCTCAGACGCTCTGGGTACAGACAAGCCGACTGCTTCTACAACAACTGAGACCGAGATACCTACAAATGTAGCAAATCAGCCGGCAACCACATCATTCAGCAACAATGTTGTAATGAACATGCGCAAGCCGAAAGGCAAGAAGACCGAGAACGGCATTACTATCTACGTGCCGATGAAATATTACGAGCGCATTGCCCTAATGAAAATGCGCACGGGTGTACCAATCAAGGATTTGGCGTTACAGGCAGTGATAGAGTTCTTGGATAGAAACAAGTAAGATGTGTGAGGTAAAAGAGTTTAGTATTATTTTACCTAATGGTAGGATTAGCAGGTAAAATATTACTAAATCTTTTTACCTAAAACGTGAGGTACTAAATCGCTTCACCGAAAGGTGGCGAGCAGGTAAAATATTACTAAATCTTTTTACCTATATACTAAATCATTTTACCCAACTATCTATAATAAGAATAAATGAAGAAATATGTTTCTTTATATCTTTATTATAGATGTGGAAGATAAATCACTGATTTCCAACGTTTTTATTGCGAGGTAAAGAAAAATAGTTAGTAAATAGGGAAAAAGAAATAGTAAATAGGTAAAATGTTTTAGTAACTTTTTACCTTAGAATGAAAGGACAATGTATGAAAAACGATAAAAAGTTGCCACAAAAGTGGATAAATACTCCATTCGCGTTTACCAGACTGAGCAAGAACCTGTCATTGTTGCAACAGGCGGTTTTGGTGAAGGTGAGCGAACAACTCCAGCCATTCATAAAGGAGTTCTTTGGTTCTGATTTGGCAAGGTCGCGCAAAGTGCCCAAGGCTCTATTCTCCGAAGCTGTGAAAAATTCGGGCGTTACGCAAATATATATATCCTATGCCGAATTAGGCGTACCCGAAAACAACTTCTTTGCCGTAAAACAGGCAATGAAGGAAGTGCTGGATGTAAAAGTGGAAGGTCCGAAGAAAAACGAGGATGGTTCTATGGGTATGCACATGTATAATGTGTTCCTAAGTGGTGAGACCTCTATCAAGAACACAGGTGTTGTGTTCGGACTCAATCCGCAAGTGATAGATCCTGACAAACATCTTTACGTATTGGATTATGCTTTTAATATGGTTGAGGGTTATGTGTCGCATCCAGATAACATAGCCTTGATTGGTGAGGTGGCACGTATGCCGATGATATATTATATTTTGCGTGACACGAGTGGCAACAACTGGAAGGAGCGAACCATCAAACTTACGGTCAGTAAGATTAAGAAATACTTAGGTATGCTGGAGTTTAGCGGTGCCGAACTCGTGAAGGAGGCTTATCCCAAGTTTTCGCAGTTCAAGAAAAACGTGCTTGATAATAGTATTGCCGACATTAACCGACTAAAACAGTTGGGACAGATAGATGTTTGTATCAGTTATGAGCCTATTTACAATGGCAAGCGCAAGGTTGGTAATCCGGCATTTATAGAGTTTACTGTTTATGACACGATCGAGCTGATGCAGCAAGCGGAAAAACTAAAAAGGCAAGCCCTGCAGTCGGCATCGTTATTTGCGGAAGCTGAGGAGGTGAAGCCGAAACCAGGCGAGAAGGAGTGGCAACAGCTTTTGGCTATGCTTGATGGTGAAACAGGCGAGTGGCTGGGTAATGAGATGTCGGACTTGTTGAAAAAAGTGATGTTTGATAATTATGACGGCAAGACTGTCCGGATTATTGCGACTCAGGAGCAGGTGGCAGACATGGAGAATCTGTTGGGTAACAATATACTTAAAAGTAAGTTTAGCCAATTACTTGGTCATTGTTTTAAGGGAGATAAACGTAAAAAGGTTCGTTTGGAGTATAATAAACTTAATAAATAGCTTCACACCGCTTACCCATTCCCATAGGGTAGGCGGTGTTTTATTTTGTCCTGTTGGTATCAGCGACTTTTTCTAAATTTGTACGCAGAAACCAACAAGACATATATATGGGAAAAATCAGAAACATTCTGTTATGGCTTATGGCTGTAATCACGTTTGCGAGTTGCACTGCCTCACGTAAGGTGGAGCAGGGGAGTAGTGAGCAGCAGCGTGATAGTGTTGTCTCCGTTGTTATGGATAGTGTGGCGAAATCAGAGGCAAGGACGGATAGCAATGCCGTTTCAACCACGGACGAGAGCCACACCACTGGCACCATGACCGACAAGGGCAGCAACGAGGAGACAATCTCCGAGCGAGTGACCGAGAGCACGGATGCCCAGGGCAACAAGACCACCACCACCGACCGTACCATACACCGCAAGGGCGACTATGAGCGCAATGTCACATACGAGGCACGACTAAAGCATCAGGAAGAGATAATGGCGCGAATGCAGCACACGATAGACAGCCTTGTGTTGAGTAATAAGCTTAACGTTGGCACCCACTGGGCAAAGAAGGACAGCACGAATGTGATGAAGGAGAAGAATACGAAGAATATAAAGTCTGCGTCTAAAGGAGAGACTATAAGGAAAATGATTGCTGTTATTCTCGTTTTTGTTTTCTTATTTTGTTATTATAAGTATGAAGTAAAAAAAAGAGGCTTATGAGCAGAAAGAAACAAAACATAATAGAGAATACCGAGCAGCCGGAAGTAACTCTTCAAGACTTTGTGATTCCTGCTAAGATAGAGGCGTTCTGCGAGAAATACAAGCCTCTCGACCATTGGCGTGAGGATTGCGACATGTTTACCGACTATCAGCTTCGCTCGTACTTCAAGGCAGTGGTGTGTCCGTTGGGCGATCCGCTGGCATTGTACCTACAGGAGCTGGCTGTGAGAGGCTTTAAGATGAAGGATGACGAATGTGGAGAGCCGGTAATCTACGCTGCGCTAAGGTGATTTTTGAATTGTTTAATTTGAATTAAGAATATATGAAGAAACTTCATTATTATTACAAGATTTCGGCTACATCTAATGTTGGCCGAGACATTCAGGCGTTTATGCTCCGTTGTCAGGAAGCCGAAGAAAAGTCGCGTGAATGGGTAGAAAGACAGGGTGCGAGTAGTTACTACGAGTCGCCTGAAGGCATGGCAGGTGGAGTGGGAGCCGTGGAGTTTGCCGACACCACTGCGCGTGACGGATGGGATAGAAAGGAGACACCCGATGGACGCGTGTTGTTTTTCCCTATGGAAGGCACAGACTTGGAAAAGGAAATGGCAGCACTGCCCGTTGTGAGCGAAACCGAGCTGATAAGCATACTCAGTTTGCAGCCGCGGCGCAGTCCGAAAGATAATACGCCCATGCCTATGAGCTTCGGCGACAGAACACCCATCGTGTTCTTGCATCACGGCTTCTGGTATATGGATGTGCCGTATGTAAGTGCCGACATGACGATCATGAATATAGAAGAAAAAGAGTTTTACCGTCGCAGGATGGCAGCGATAAACGAACATAAATAAGTAGTAGATCATAAGTGGTTAATAATTAGGTTTTGGTTTAGATTAGTTTTTTTTTGCGTTACCCGTCCGTGATGGATAGGTAACGCTTTTTTTGTATGTCAATCACGTGTAGGATGGTCAGCGACCATATAGCCATCGTTCATGCCCATGTTCATATTGGCGTTGTGTTTCGCTTCGTTTAGCATACGAGTGAGATTAGCTATCTGTTTTTGTTGCTCGGCAATAACATCGAGCAGACGTGCGCGTTCCTCGCTATGACGATTGTCAGCCTCCATGCGTTTTGCTTCGAGGTCGAGCAAAGCCTTCATGTTTTGGTCGCTTACATTGCCCACTACTATCATCTTCCCTTGTTCCGTATCAGGTGCTGGAATACAGATAGGAGAGGATAGTTCCGTGTTGCTTTGCTTTTGTTCATCAGGATTGACAAGGCCCGGCACCACAGACGGGATTAGCGAAACGTCCAGTGGGTCGAGGAGAGCACGACTACCAGCCTTGCGTTCTGTGACATAGCCTCCGTCAGGCGAGAATATATCGCCCTCGTGCGGTTGCACATATTTTGAGTCGCCATCCTTGTCGTAGAAGAAAGCTGAGATAGGCACCTGGAAGGTATTGCAGAAGCGCAGAATACTTGATACCGGCATAGGACATCTGCCTTGCTCCCACAGACGCAGACTATTGTTAGACGTTGAGTCGATAGATTGCAGGATGGTGTTGATGTTTATCTTGTCGTTGGCTTCCATCCATCTGCTGAGGAATGAATAATTGTATTGGTACTTCATAACTGAGATGTTTTAAAATGACATTTGAACTGTTAAATAACGTAAATATCGAAAAATAAAAGTAGGTTAGCTATTGCTATTTATATTTTAATTCTTAAATTTGCAACAAATATAATGAATAACTGAAAAATGACAAAGGAAAATATCGAGAAAATAACCACACCGCTGCAATCTTGGAACGCTAAAGACATTTCGGTGGAAGAAAAGAAGTCATTGTCTGATTTTATGCAGAAAAAAGGCTTCTCAATAGCCACTTTCTATTTGCGTTTCTTTAGAAATGGCTTCTCCACCTGGGAAATCATCGGCATTAATGAATGTAAAAAACAATTCTTAGCTATGCCGGAAGTAGCCGAGCTATTATTGTCGTATGCCGGAGACGAAGCGCAAGGAGACGACAAGGGGTATCTCTATACCTTGGCAAAGAGTGATAAGGTTGGTGTTTTCTACGAATGTCTGAGACGTGCTAACACGGGACTTTGTAAAAAGTTCTTCGACTTTATGAACGAGCGAGGCATGAGTACCGGCACCGTTATTAAGCGTTTCACTACCAACAACTGGAAAGAATGGGAGTCTAATGGTATCAAGAATTGTCTTTCTCAGTTTAACCTAATTACTAAATAAAAATGATAGATATTACTTTAGATTTGGAGACTTGTGCACTTGCACCTACGGCCGCCGTGATGAGCGTTGGAGCAGTAGTTTGGAAACGTGATGGCGAAAAGTCACCTTTCTATATCTGCGGTATTGGTGCGGTTAAATATCCCACATTCTCCGCTCATGTAGATTTGCGAGGAATGTTTGTTGATGGTTTCACTTTCGACAAAGTGACAGCCGATTGGTGGCGACAGAAGAGCGAAGAAGCCAAAGCAGCCGTTCTCTGTAGCGACGACGATGCTACTCCTTGTTCGCCTATACAGACTGTTGTGCACAACTTCTTTGACTGGATAAAAGAAATCAAGGAAACGCTGCACGATAAAAAAGTGTGCCTTTGGGCGCAAGGCACCGATTTCGATATTGCTATCTTGCGTAATATCTGTTATAAGTTGAACATAAATATCCCCGTAAAGTACACCTTCTTCCGCGACCACCGTACATTTATTTACGAGGGAGCCCGACTACTATGCAACGCACGTGGTGTGCCCTATTATCCTGAAGATGCATACGCCCTTGTAGAGGACTATGAGAATGTGGAAAAGGGTGCGGAACACGATCCGGTGTTTGACTGCAAGCGCAGCATTTATTCCACATGGCAGATGATGCGGAAGCTGGCTCGCTTGAAATATCCCGAATAGCAATGCCTAACCACGAGTATCTGAATTACCCATACATCCCCAATCGTCGGAACAAAAGGCAAGGTCGGCCTACACATCGGGAGTATCTGCACCGTATAGCCTATACCGAAATGGTGCGCGATTATGACAGCGACAACAAGGTGCTGCTCTTTCACGCTCCATTCGCCTTAGTGAAGGATGTGTGTCAGAAGTTGTTCACGATGATGCAAGGCAATGTAGGGAATATAATAGTAAGAAATGAGCATTCTTGCCGAGTGAAAAACGGCAAATGCTATTGGCGTGTGGCTGTGGAGATAATCGGTCTCAACGAGAGCTTCATTTCGTTCAAGGATTTCGTGCTGATGCTGATTAGCTGCATGAAGAACTTGGCTAACTGCACCATCCGACACTTCCGCACGGAGACATTTCTGAACTTATAAATAACAAATGTAAAAGCAAAAAGAAAATAGGAAAGACCTTGGCGGCGATGATGGGAACGGCAACGTCCCGTAGTATTTGGGCACCAGTCGTATATGGAGTTGAACGCCTCGGAGCGACTGCCTTTTGAGTACCTGGGAACATCACCGTCGGTCTTTCTTTTTTAAACAATAATAGCAATTATGTTCTATCATCCTATCATCAATCGTCTCGCCAACATCGACCTGCACCTTCTCGTGAAGCCTGCCAACGAGCAGCGCATCGAGGGTCAGACCGCGTGCTTCTGTCCTATCTGCAAGAAGGGACAGGACGCGGATGCCGATGTCAAGCAGACACCCCACTTCATTATCTATGAAAATGAGCGAGGTGGACTGTATTCGGGTGTGGGCGTTGAAGACAATCGAATGGCAGAGCATGGTGCCGTGAAATGGAAATGCACCCGCACGGGTAAGACCGGCTACGGAGCCATCGAACTGTACGCAGCCAAGATGAACCTTCCGATGCACGGATATAGTCTTCAGCGTATCTGCCAACGACTGGTAAGGGATGTCTATGGCGATACCGACGAGGTGCGCCGTGCCTTCCCAGAGGTGTTCGCCAAGATGGACTATCGTACTCAGGCACAGCAGACCATCGAGACATTCTCTTTCATGCCGAAGACCGACTTCTCGCCACAAGAGCTTGCAGCCCTTGGGTGTGAGGTGACGCTTGACAAGGGGCTGCCTCGCTTCGGCTTTGGCAGTACGTTCACTCCCGACATGCTCAACAAGGATTTCCGTATCTATTCCCTTCTGAGCGTGACGCTGCCCGATGTAATACGTGACGGTCAGCATGTTAGCGAGATTATTCACGGTACGCCTTGGAATCCGCTGTTCGTATGCTTTGCCTCGCAGGAGATAGGTCCGCAAAACTCATACGGATGTTTCTTCCGTCCGGCAATGGTAGGAAGCGAACCTATAGTGTTCTCTACCGCCGAGGAGCATAGCGTGAGGAAGGTGAGCAAGTGGCTCATGGGCGACAACGTGTTTGTTCATGCAATGGATAATCGCAAGAGCGACAACACAGCCGTTCATGCTGCCATCGCCAAGTACGACCCCGAAGAGAAATACACCGAAGAGAAGAAGATTTGGGTAGAGAGAGAAGATAAGGAAGGTAAGGGCAAAGGAACTTTCAAAGAGGAGAAATACACCATCCCCACCGCCGAGATAAAGGCTCGCAACATCGTGTTTTGCCGCACCCCCGAAGACGCATTGAGCGTGTATTATGCTATGCGTTCTTTGCGCCTTGACAAGGCAGAAGACCAGCATTTTCAAGACTTTTGTTGGTATCATGTGGCGTTCTCCATCGGACGGAGAAATTTTTGGTACATAGAGCGTGGAGAGTGGAAACGGGAGAATCTTGATTTCAGTGCTGTGCAATATCAGAAGATGAACCGCTTTGCCGAGCACGTCATCATCCTATACCCCAACGACATTGCATCACAGCGCGACTGCGGAGCTATATGCACCAAGTTCAGTTCGTTGTATTATGCAATGCTGCCCGAGGGTTTCCGCTCGCGTTATTGTCGACGCTGGCAATGGCTATACGGCTGCTCTCCCCGAAGCGTGCGCGACTATCTGCTGACATACACGATGAACGCAGAAGAGAACTTCCAGTTCGACCACGATCTTCGTCTTCCACTCTATTCCCGATTGCGCGGAGCCAGGAATACGGAGCCATTTGAGATAGAATACCCGCGTGACCCTCGAAGTGGAAAGCCCAAACCACCTACCTGCAAGGTATCGCCTACGCGATTGTGGCTATTTATGACCGCTCACGGATATTACCGCATGATAGACCCGGAGAGCACCGATCTCGTAGGACAGTATATCCACCTGAACAAATGCTTCGTGGAGTATATCGACGCAAAGAGTATCATCCAGGCAGCAAAGACAATGCTTTTGGAATATATAGAACAGGCATGGCGACATAGCGACAACGAGCGACGCTTGATGTCCGACTGTGCCAATATGGTGGATAAGGCCTTCACAGAAAAGTCTGCCGGAGGCTTACAGAGTATGGTGATAAACTTTGCCGATGCTTTCGATGCCAAGACGGAGTATTTCTACTTCAACAATGTGGCATTGAAGATAACGCCTGACAGCATCCGCACGGTGTCGTATGACGACATCAATTTCTTTATTCCCTCGCTTGCAAAGAAGCCGTATGATTTCACGATGAGAGCCTTCAAGACACCGTTCACCATAACCGAGCGACAGGAATACCGCGACCGACTGGAAGCGATAGACAAGAAGGAGAAGATGCAGAATGAGGACGGGTCTTTGGTGTTCTCTACATTCGAGATAGGGCAGATGAAAGCCGACCTCGAAGAATGGGCGCAAACCTACCGATGGGTAGTCGATTGGCAAGGTCAGCGCGAGCAAGACCTTTGGCCTATTCTGCGTATTGTGCGCGGTTGTTCAAACGTCCTTTGGGAACAGGAACAGGAAGCGCAACGCAACAAGAAGAAATTGACGGATGAAGAACAAGCCATAATAGGTGCGCATTTCGTCAATATGATTTCGGCTATCGGTCGTCTGTGTTATCGTTCCGATAAAGGTATGCTCCCCGTTTGCCCTTACTTCCTCGAAGACGACATTCCAGATGAAAAGCAGGCTACTGGCGGTTCGGGCAAGTCGCTCATCGTAAAATTGGTGGTGGGAAGTGCTGTTTATGTGCTCGATGTTGATATGAAGCGATTTGTTTCAGTCACAGACGCTAAGTTTGAATTGGGCAAATTGTCTTCTGAGCCATACAAATACAGAGTACTGCATTGGGAAGACAAACCAAAGGCTTTTCCCATGAAGTATTTCTATAACATGATTACGTCGGGCTTGACTGTAGAGAGAAAGATGGTTGACCCTGTGACGTTCGCTGCGGAGGATGCACCTAAGAGTGTTATTACCTGCAACTATCCGATGTCGGATGATGACGATTCTACGGTAGGACGTTTTCCCCTCGTCAGCTTCTCCAATCGTTTCGCGCGAGCCAATCCACAGAAGCACAAGGCAGCCCGCTTGCCATCTGCATTGATGAAGAACTTCAGCATGAAGCCCGAGGAGATTGACGACACCGACCGCAACCAGACCATCTACCTTTGCGCCCTTGCAGTTCAGTTCCTGATGCGCTATCACACCTTTGCTATTGCACCGCAAGGTAATGTGCGCCGCCGCCAGATGGTGCAGAAGCTCACCGAGAGCATTGTTCGCTACTTCGAGTGGTTCTTCTCTCGTAATGAGGTTTACGGAGTGCCAATATGTACCGATGATATGTTCAACGAGTTTATGCGCGACTGGGCGGATGCTTCCGAGGGTAAGAGTAAGGAGTATAGCCGAGCCACCTTCAAGAAGAAGATATACGACTATTGCGAGAACATGTCGATAGCGTGCAACCCGAAGCACCTCTTCGAGAACGAGAGCGACAAGCAGCGCAAGTGTTTCAAGCTGCAGGCATGGGTTACACAGGAATACTTTACCGGTCGTGAGTGGGAGAATGACAACACCATCGAGCCGAAGTTCATACGCTACATGCAGACCTCCAAGCACGTGTTCTTCTTCTTCCGTCCTGGCAAGGACGCAATACCGAAGGATTACCGAGAGCTCAAGCGCATAGCTAAGCAATATGCCGAACAGCCCGACCCGCTGCCATACCGTGACGATGATGGCAACATCGTGCAGCTCACCGATGAAGAGAAGGAACGCTGGGAGAACAACAAGACACGCAAACAGGGTAGGCGAATGTCGTCACCTGCGGCAACGAATAACACAACGGCAAGTGTTCCAGATATAAACGAGGAGAATATGCCGTTCTGAGAATCAACAAAAACAAGAATGCAACATTTTTAAATCATTATAGATTATGGTAAAGATTATTTTAAGAAAGGATTACAAGACAAGAGTAGTGCCAGTTGAAGAATCAATTGGCTATTATTTGGCAAAAAGAGCAGCCCGTACATGGACCGAAGATTTTATAGATGAAGACACTAAGAAAACTGTAACAATCGATCGTTGTGAGGTATTGCTTGAGCGAGGAAAACTTATCACCTACGAGTTGGCTAACGAACTTAAAAAGGATGGCGTTAATGAGGTTGAAATCTCCGACTGTCCTTTCCGTGCGGAAGAGGGACAATATTTCCCTGGTCTCGCTCATGTAAAAGTGACTGTTCGTAGTAGCAATAACGAGAATGCTGTGCTTATTGTACGTAGCGACTCTCTGCGTGGAGCACAAGATTGCGCTATTGACTATGCGGAGGGAGCTGTAAACAAGATTTTTGACTCTCCAGACGCGAGCTATGTGTATATCACAAAGTCAGAGATAATCGGAAAGTTCCATTTTATCGGTCGTACAAATGCCGACATTGAGGAGGAAGAAGAGCAGCTGGAAAAAGACCCTGATGCGCTCGTAAAAGAGCCGTTCAAGGTAAAGGCCAACTTTATAGATACAGATGTTTTCGACCCTGAAGACCGATTTCATTATGGAGTACATAAAAATGATATGTTTGTTGTGTGGGCATACGACGTAGTGACAGCTAAAAATATCGTTTTTGATTATCTCAAGCATAAGTTCCATACCGTATATAACGACCGAGAGACTTTGCGTATTGTGGGCGCTACGCAGTTCTATGCACATACCTATGTTCCTGCTGAGTACTGCAATGAGTACATCAAAGATGATAAGAAAAGGCTTCCAGTAGAAGAGTAAGATTATTGGTTATGCGAACATTTACCCCCCCGTATGCGACAACTGCATCTCTTACGACCAAATAAAATGCAGTTGCAGAGAAGAGAGCTCACCTCTGTTCGGCGGAAATATTAGTCCGTTGCACCTCGCTTGTAGCAGTTTTATCGGGTTGTCAAAGGTGTATGCACCTAAGAACCGAGTAAAAAAATGGTATAAGGTGCGCACGGTAAACGATATGAGCGACAGCAAGGCGAGATTGTTTTAAACGGTAAACATAAATAACAAACAAAAACAATAAATAATATGGCAAGTTACAATGGCAATATTGACCTGCTTTCGCTCAATGGCGCGCAGGTGTTCAAGGGTATTGACAAGAACAACCCCGAACGAGTGTATGTCTGCATCCCGGCAGACTTGAACGAAATCAAAGTGGAGCAGCATCCACAGAAGCCCGACCGCACACTGGCTAAGATGCGTGTGAATATCTGGCCACTGAACGAGAACTACAAAAACACCGTGCGTCGTTCGGCAATGGAGCGTGGCGACACAAACGTTACTGTTCCCACACACGAAATGCAGATTTCTTTCTCTGTAGATTTCGTCAAGGTAGCGGTAAAGAAATACCCTAAGCTCGTGGAGCAGGTGAAGGAGGCAAACAAGGAACGTGACCCTGACATCGTGAGCCAAGACCCAACCGATGAGAACACCCACCTCTTTAAGGCTATTCGTCAGCGTCTGAACAAGCGACTGGCTATGCTCTACCAGCCACAGCCTACACAGCAGTCGTCGCCTTATGCTACACCGAATGTAGGCGTAGCAGGTGCAGCCACCGGTTATGTGGCACCGGCAGAATCAAGCGGCGTAGACCTTGGCGGTTATAATCCGGCGGAAGACGAGGATTTGCCGTTCTAAAAGAATTAGGAGTTTTGAGTTTTGAATTGTCGGCTATGCCGATTGTGAATTATTCAATTAGGAATTGGAACTTCACGGCTCGTAACTCAAATTTCAAAACTCAAAACTCGCAATGTGCACAATTCAAAACTCAAAATTCAAAACTCAATATGAAGTTACAAGCCCAATCATCCAAAGCCCTACACGCTGCCCTAAACAAGTCGGCAAAGTGTATCGGATCTAAGAACACTATAGCAATCCTCGACAACGTGCTGTTGACACGCAAGGGAGAGCAGTTCTTTCTTACATCGTCAACCACCGAGGCACAGCTCACCATTCCGGCACCGCTCACCATTTGCAGCGGCACATACGACCGCGACATCGTGCTGCCTGTCAAGATGCTCAGCGCATTGTTAGGTACATTGCCCGATTGTGTAGTTACATTCGACATTCCTGACAACAGCCAGTCGTTCACCGTAGAATATTGCACAAGCAGCGAGGACAAAGTAAAGCCAGGTAAGGCGCAGATGTACCTCTTTTCTGGAAACGACTATCCCCAGATGGTACAGCCGAAAGCCGAGCAGTCGTCAAAAATCAGTCTGCCAATGTCGCTGTTCCGCTCCGTTGTAGACACAGCTGACAAGTTCGTTTTTTTCGAACTGCTACGTCCTACACTCTCTTGTCTCTGCATCGATGTAGCCGAAGACCGTTCAGAGGTGGTGTTCGTCGGAACTAACGGACACACACTTGTCAAGGCGATGCACAGTAACGACCCTTCAAAGGGAGGTAGCGACTTCTTCCGTGGTGGCGAACCTTGCAAGACGCTTATTCACCGCAACTATTTCCGCACACTCTCCGCTTTTGATGGTAGTGAGGACATTAACATTGAGAACGACGGGCATACCATCCGCTTCACGTCAGGCGACACCGAATTGATATGTAAGCACATGGAGGGTAGATACCCAAACTACAACTCCGTCATTCCGAAGTCGAATCCGTTCTATGTAGTGTTCGATAAGAAGGAAATGCTCGACATCCTGCGTCGTGTCAGTCTATTCTCAAGCAATGCGAGCAACCTCGTAGAGATAAAGAAGAACGGCATGTTCCTCACCGTGTCGGCAAGCGACGCAGACTTTGCCATATCGGGCGAAGACCAGGTGTGCATAGCCGATGCCCAGTGTGAAGACAATTTCCGCATTGGTTTGAAGTCTACATCCTTCCAGACCTGCATCAACTCCATCCCTTCTGACACTATACGAATGCAGTTGCTCGACGCTTCGCACGCCGTGGTAATTACCGCCGACGAACCGGCACCAAAGGTAATGACATTGTGTATGCCAATGATGCTGAACGATTAAAACTCAAAATTAAAAAAATGGACGATACTCTCCTATTCATTCCGCCTTGCTGCGTAGACAATAAGCTGCCCAAGGCGGTCAACCAGGCACCCCACCGTCAGCTCACGTTTTACACGCATGGCGACGTGACAGCGGAGAAATTCTATAAGGCAGTGAGCCACCTCGTGATAGATCCTCATGTCATGGTGCTCACCATGCCTTCGCCTAAACAAGAGACATTCATGTTTCTTGAGCAATGCTTTGAGCGAGGATGGATAACCCACCTCGTGCTATCCACTCTTTACTCATGCGACTCTTTGCTGCATAAGCATCTGGGCGAATACGCCGACCGCATCATTTATGCACAGAGCGACAACGTGAGTTTTTACAGTAGTCACATGGTGCTTTATAACAAAGACCGTGCCCTGACACTCAATGGGCCGATGTTCGACCGTCCTCAAACCGACGCGGCTCTTGTGTCCTACAATCTCGTGTTCCACCCTTCACATCTGCTCAGCTCTACAAGCGACTGGGGCAACCCACTGCGCAACATCCTCTTCCCCGACGTGCTGCGTCAGCGTAAGAAGATTTTTGCCGGAGGCGTGAAACTGATAAAGGATAAGACAATAGACAGATTTATACATCTTGAATTTCCGCCATTTAAAGAAGAATAACAATGAGACAACCCACACAATCATACACCGAGCTTCGCCGATATATGGAGAAATGGCAGTGGAATGACCCTCGCACGGGATGCCGGGTCACGGGTTTTAATCCGCCGCAGACAGCCAGGAACGTGCAGCGTATGCCGTTCTATATCAAGTTCCTTACCAAGAGCGGACATGTAGACATCGGTACATGCGTATGCCTCGCCGTAGACATCGACCGCCATCAGCGCAAGGTGCAGTTCGTCGAGAGTGGCGAGATAAGGGTTGTCAACGATATACTTGTGCTGGAAGTAGACGGTACGAGATTTATTACGCATTAATACATAAAATTTGTTTTTTCTTTATTATGTTATTTGAAGGATTTTAAATTCATGGCTAAAAGGTTTAGTGAAACCAGATAAGTGTTAAAAGCACTTTTGTTGAAGATTATTATTCGGCTTGTTCGTGAGAATATGCCGTATGCGTTTTTTTGTATAACTATTATGAGATTCTTCGGTCCGTGAGGATAGAGGAATTTCTTTAAACTTAATTATAAACTTAAAACAATATATATATGTGGAATCCATTTAAAAGAAACAAGCATAATAAGTTGCAAGAGTTGCGCGACTTATCTGCTATCTCGGCAATTCTCAATGAGTTTGAACGTCACGGGCTGATACATTGGCAGCGCCGAGATAAGATACTTGTCATTGAAGAATCTCTGGTAAAATTGAAATTAGCCGAAGGAAGAAGCGGCTTTTTGAAGTTTCTCAACCAGGTAGCCATGTGGCAGAACAATAACATCGTTCAAGAAGCCTACGAAGCTCATCGTCTGAAGGTGGAGACCGAAGCTGTGCGTAAGGCACAGGCCCAGTTCGCTATGCTCACCAAGGAAGACCTTCAACGTATTCGTCAGAACGCTCGTGAGCAGATGCCTATAATCCCACTTGAACAGCTCAAGTTTATCAAGGAATTTGACATCTTCGTTGTGCGAGCCGATGCTCCCTCTCTTCAAGATGCAACTAAAGAAGACGGTCATCTGCTTGCTCTCGGCCATTACGACGGAGAGAAGGTAGAAATGGCAATGTACGAGGATATAAAATACATATTGTATGATAGACCTGAGTCTTGACCGTCACGACTTCGTAGCAGCTGTTGAAGGTTTCGCCCATGGCTCGCATCTACGTCAGCACGTGTGGCGTGAAATGGTGTTCCGTAATATTCCGCAGATGACCGATGACGACATGGACTTCTTCTGGTTCATCTTCCGTCGTAACCTATGGGATTGCTATTTCTGTGAAATCAATGGACGTATGACCAAGCATTGCGGACATAAATATTACCTGCATACGTTGGCAGCTTTGCATAGAGGCAACAGATATAAAGTGACGTTTTTGCCCGACAATCTCAAGCAGCCCCTGACAGCTGAGTGTTATAGATTTGGTGGGCATTATCGTCCGCTACGCATTCCCGGACAGGAGTCGCGCATGGCTTCCTTTGATAGCTATGTTCCTCGCGAATGGATAAAAGATGTTGTCACCTACAAAATGCCTCATAACAAATATGTACAGGAAGGTAAGGAAGAGTGGTGGACCAACTTGGGCGTTTACGACGATAAAATATTATTATAAATCCGAAACATTATGCCGATAAGAGAAAAAAATTAAGCAATAGAGGAAATTAGGGGGGAAAAAAGGAAAATTTCCCCTAATTGTTTCTCTCTAAAATAATGAGATATGAAACAAAATATAAAACTAAAGAATTTTTTGCGTAGTTTGCCAGAAGGTGCTATGCTGTATAGCCCTCTGTTAGGTTGGGTAAAGGTAGCCGACGTGAATGATTCAGGAATCTGTGTAGTAAACTTTTTCGACCAAAAAGACAATGAGAGTTATCTTTTTCGCGACGATGCACATTTAGCCAACTTTGAACAAGGAGAACCTATGATACTACCTTCTTTGTCGTGCCGTAGTTGGGATATTCTTGATTTTAATGATGGCGACATAGTGGCTGTAGATATTCTTTTGAACAGTGGCAAGATGAAAACTTTTATTATGAAGTTTAAAGGTCTGTCTGTTGATTCCTCCTTCACTGTCCATTATTATCTTCTTGGATCTTTAAAAACAAAGACGTTATTAATTGACCAAGAGATGATCATTCATGGTTCGTATTCAAGAGAACGGCTAATTATTTTTAGGTCCGCCACAGAAACGGAAGAGGAAAAGTTTAAGGCAAAAGTTGAAAAACTAAATTTGCAGATATGAACCCTAAGTTAAATAAATTTATAAAGCAGTACAAGGATAGTTGCAATAAGTTGGCAGAAGCCGTCAACGAACAGCTCTTCGACGGCTGTCGCAAGTGGTATTGGATAGGCGATGAGGTAGGCGGAGCGTGCGACTTCGAGGAAGCCGACGTGTTGAACCCGGAAGATATGGTGCGTATCATTGAGAACGGTCTCACCTATGACGAATATGCCGAGTGGCGTGAAGCCAACCTCGACAACAATCGTTACATCAATCTCAAGTCGTGGCTCATGGGGCTGCGGCATGATATGCTGAAGGAAGAAAACGAACAACAATAGATAATATGGAAACAAAACGTAAATATACTGACGAGCCAGGAGCCGACAAGGGAGCCATACACTTGATGATTAACAGATGGTGTGGTAACTCTTGTCCGCTGTGTTGCAACAAGCAGTACGACCTCGATACGGTGCCTGCGGCAACTGTAGAGGAGTTGAAGGCAGCGCATACCGTTATGCTCACTGGTGGAGAACCATTCTATGTGTATGGTATCACAGAGATATGCTCACACCTGCGTCATGATTGTCCTAATATCAAGTATCTCTATATCTACACTTCTGGTAAATGGATGTTTGCCAATGCGGATATAATTAACTTCCCCGTACGTTTTTACCCCTATGTGGATGGCATAAACTTTTCGCCTAAAAGCAAGTGCGACTATGACGCGATTAAGAGAATGCTGACGAATCGTAATTTTGCGATAGAGTTCTTTGGTCATGCTCGTAGTAATCGCATAATCCTTATGCCTAACGACTTTATGACCCGTAAGCAGCAGGAGGAATATATCAAGAGCCTACCTCTCGAAGGTTTGGCTGTTTATGGTGCAAAATTTGACGTAGAATATAGAGAATGGAAGGAAGAGTTTCAGCCGAATGGTGGCGTGTGGCGCAGACTTCCAGTGTTCTTGTAATCGTTTCATCCCAAGAAGTAAAATCATTCATATAAGTAAATTTTAGGTTGTTGGAAGGGCAGCCGTTGTGATAACGTCTGCCCTTCGCCTTTCTTATACAAACCTAAAAATTCAAAATTGAACAATTCAAAATGCGCGTAGCGCACAATTCAAAATTCAAAACGCCCTATCTTCCACTTGGCAACACATACCAACCGCCACCGCCACGGAAGAACTTGCAACCTAAGTACAGCGTATCGAAGGCATCCGTAAAATCGGTACGTTGCTGTAAAGGCAGCGTGTCCTCGCTCTCAGGCTTCTTCTCTTGACTCTTGTCTTTGTGGAAACCCTTGTACGAAATCTCTACCTCGCATAGCTGCATGGCAATGATAAGGTCCGGGTTGTTCGGTTGGTTGATGCGGATGGCAGGGTAGGAGAGGTGGGCCAAGCCGTCATTTATAATCTTATGTTTGATGTCGTGCTTCTCCGGCACACCCATGTCGATGCCTGTCACGCTCCATCCGTGTTTCTCCAGTTCGGCAATAACGGTCATGTAGAAACGCTCGTCGGTGGTGGCGTATGACGCGCCCTGCTTTGCTGTAGTATCATAGAAATATGTCACGTCGCGGTTTATGGCTCGCTTCGGGGCGTAATAGGCAGAGAAATCAGCTATCAGTTCACGCAGCTTTCGCTCGTTTTTCACATAGAAACTCTTGATGACGTTCAGACATTCCATGCCGTCACGCTCGTACATCTGGCCAACCACAAGCGTATTGATGTTGGCATTGTAATCCAAGGCTATATATAAAGGTAGCGAGTTGATGCAGTCGGAATCCTGGCGCGAGTCATTGCGCTCGCCCAATTCCTTGAAGTCGGGTTGATAACTCTCGCTTGTAACTTTCCTTCCACCGATGATGCCCGACACCTTTTGCGTGGAAAATTTTGCAGACGATAAAGGGTCTATTTCATCTGGTATATACCCGTGAACATGGTCGATGTCGAGGTTGGAGTAAAAACCATCGTTTGTCTTCTTTACTTTGATGTTGAGGATTGAAATTGCGAAGGTCATGGGTGGAAGATCGCGGCGCATCTGCCTTATGTAATCCTCACCCAAAACATCCACATTGTCGAGCGATGACGCACGACGCACACAGAAAGCCACACGGCGCAGCTCACGCAGATAACCGTCTGTGAACTTCTTCGACCGCAGGAACATCTGCATTTCGAAATCCTCTTCCGGCGTGATAAGGTATTCGTAATCGTAAACCAGTTCGGCATCGTCCTGCGGAATGAGCTTATAGTTGACAGCCATCTCCACCATTCCCTTTGTGACGTGTTGCCCGTGATTGGGCATTATCTTGAACTGCCCTTCATGCTTCATCATCTTCAGAGCCACGGCACGGATCATCGTGCGCAACTCCTTCGGCACCACATGAACCGAGTGATTGGTCTTCTTGGCGTTATACAGCAGGTCGTTGTAGCGTATCACCTTGTTGGCATAATCTTCCAGTTGTTCTTGCACCCATCGGTAAGTCTTGCCTTTGAATGGACCTGTCTCAACGGTTAAGTCTAACTTCTCCTCCTCCCTTTCGAGCCATGACCCTTTGGCTGTGAGCGCAGCGTCGGAGAGGAAGCGTGTGCTCTTATACATGGGGTTATACTCCGTGAAGTTGATGTCGCCCAACGGATGTGTCTGGCCTGAAAGAGCCGGCAGCAACTCGTCAGTTACCTTTTTTAGCGGAAAGAACCTCGCTTCGTCCCCCACAAGCGCGCTAAAAGTGTAGCTGTTGGCACTGGCAGTCTGCGAGAGTGATATAAGAACCCATCCGGCACCATTGGCAAACCAGATGTAATTGTCGTAGTTCTTAGGCTTAAAGATACTCTCGCGAGCATGTTTCGGCGGTCGTCCCCAACCAAAATGAATGCCCTGCGTAAAGCCAAACATACGCTCCATGGCCGCCATCGTACTCGGGATGGTCTTGCCGAAGCCCTGTTGGCGCGACACCGCCACCCATGCGCCGAGCATACCAGGCATGGAGTTTGATGCCGTCCAGACGTAAGGAGCCACAAGTCCGTCGGTCTTACCCACACGGCGGGCAGCAATCACTCGCTCATCCTTGGCTCCCATGTATAGCGACTGTTGCTGGAATTTAGTTAAGTATATATTATGTGCTTGCTGCATTGTTATCCTGATTTTGTGTTCCTTATTCGCTGTGCGTCTTATGCCCCACATGCCATTTGCTGCACGTCTTGCATCGATACACCGTTATACCTTGCGCCAGTAGCTTCGGGTTCTGATTGAGATATTCCCACGCATCATCCTCGGTCTCGTAGGTCTCCTTTGCCTTCCATGAGCGTTGCTTGCGTGTGTAGAGTTCAGGGTCCGGCTTGAACGGCGGTACCTTGTTGAAGTATTTGTGTCGGTTGTTACTCATGTGTTGTTTTTGTGTTGTTGTTAGTTGCTCTATTTTCCGTCAGTTAAACCATTTTACAGTTGTCTCGCCTTTATACCCTTTCTCCCACACGAACCAGGCGTAAGCCGCGGCGCTGCTGCCGTAAGCCTCGAAGTCGCCATTCATAGCGCATTTCAGTCGCGATGAACTTACCCAAACACGAATGGGTGGGGTAGAGCGGAAGAGAGCGCGTCGCCCTTTGCCTTCGAGGAAAGTCAGCTTCAGGAACATTGCCACCTTCTTTCCTTCGGGGATGATGCTCAGAGCCTTCTCCACAAACTGCAGCGCATATTTGTAGGGAGGATTGGTAACGATGTTGCCGTCCCATTCCATATTGTCAATAGAGAGAAAGTCGGCCACCTCGCCGTAACCTCTATCTACAAGGTCGCGGCTCACCACCTCATATCCTGCTGCCTCCAACACCCTACTCATGTGACCCTCGCCACACGAAGGTTCAAGAATCCTGCCCTCAAACCGCTCCAGCTTGCACAGCCATTCCGTAGCCTTCGGTTCTGTGGCGTAATAATCCTCACGCTGTCTATTTGCGTCCGTATGGTTGCTTGCGCCCAATGTCTTGAAGACAGCGGCCGAGCCGCCTACCCAGTCCTTTCTTTTTATGTTGTTATTCATGTTGCGTAGAGTATTTGTTGCTTATAATGAAAGTTACAGCCTTAGAAGAATTTTACGGGCTGGCAATCATCGATTAACTTGCGTGTTTCTTTAGCACAAGCAGCCACGCATTTTTCAACTGCTTCGGTGATATCATGGATTTGATCCTCACGCATATTGTTGTATTTATCACAAGTGTCATCTATTATTTTGTAGAGATTCCGTTTTTGCAAAACCTCCATGTAGTCCACATACTCCTTGCACGTCTTGCGCCGTGGCTCCTTTACCCACTCGATGAAGTCCTTTTTCCAGTCCTTCCATGTCTTGATTTTGATAACTATCATATTTCAACTATTTAAATTTTTCAAAATAAAACTCTACAGGGTTGTCAAACGCTGGTTGGATAAGGCCATAAGCAATACTCATGTTTACTTGAAATTTAGCTGCGCCTTTAAGCAAGCCCTTAGCCTGTTCCTTGATAGCTTCCCTAAACTGCTCCAAGCTCATATCACGCTTACGAAAATTGCAAGACCTGCAAGATGGCATATAGTTTTCCATGCAATCATCACCATGCAAAACAACAAACTTTCCTTCCTTATTGCTCCAACGAGAGTAACACCCTCGATTCTTCGGAATAAGATGGTCAACCTGCATATCCTTGTACTCAATGCTCTTTCCACAATAAGCACAATGCCCATCGTATTTGTTGTATATCCTAAATCTGTCTTCTTTTTTCATAATCGTTAATTATGTAACCTACCAATACGTCACTTTGATCAAACCTTGCATAAGCAAGGATGCCTGCCGAGTGCCTTGAATATAGAGGCAGAGCCGCCCCCAGTCCTTAGCCATCGTGAACCTCCTTTCTTTTTATGTTGTTATTCATGTTGTGCATTCTTTATTATTGTTTATAATGTCAAGTCAATGCCAAATTCTCTCTCAAGAAACTCCTTCCAGTCCGGTTTCCCGAACAGCGAAACGTTAGCCTTCTGCCAATCTTTCTCGCGAGGGAAGAACACGTCACGTGCAAACCATCCGTACACGTTGTCGTAGCGTTGACGGACTTTTGCTTCGGGATGATTGTCCCAAAAGCGTTGACCGGCACGCAGGTAGGCTCGTGCCATACGCGGATATTCCTTGAAGTAGAGGATGCGCTTGCGTTCTGTGGCGAGAGGGCAACACATACAGCCGAGACGTTTCGACACGTCGATTTGCCCCCCCGACTGGTATAATAGACTGGAGCGAGTGTCAGATGCCGGTCTTCGATGAAAGCCAACACATCATCGTCCGTCCAATCGAGAATAGGGTAAATGGCTTCCACATGATTGGCTTCCGTCTTACGACCGTAAAAACGACATTCCGTAGGTTCGTTGTATCGCTCGTTGCGTTTCGAGTTCTCCGACTTCCTTACGCCCATGATGCACTTATCCATAACCTTATACTCCTTCAACTTCTCGCAACAGAATCTCGAGAAACGGTTAGGAAATCCCTTTTTCGCTACAAGCTGAAAGAAAGTTTCCTTCGGTCTGAGTATTTCGGCACCCATACGCTCCACATGAGCAATCGTGCCAGGCGGGTCAATCGTAGTGTTGCGGTAGATGGCACGGAAGCGGATGCCTGCCTCCTTAGCCAGTTGCAGAATCACGTCCGAGTCTTTGCCACCCGAATACGCCACCTCTATCTCACCGTCGTACCCATTCTGTACCCCTTGCAGCAACCGAATGGCACGGTCTATCTTCCTCTGTAAATCCTCTGTTATCATTATTATTTAACCTTTCGTTGTACTAACCATTGGATTCTTCACTCTTCGTTCTTCCCTCTTCACTTTCCGTTTCCATATACTCAAAGTAGTCCGGCTCTTCCGGTTTTCCTTCACTCAGCAGCTCCTCGTCTTCTATCTCCTGCAGGTCCTTGGTAGTAAGACCATACTTGCGAGCCATCTTCTTCTTGTACTCATCCGTGTAGTTCACACGGTCGCGCTTTACGATGCTCACGTCCTGAGTGATGGAAATGCGGCTCATGTCGGGCATCTCGTCCGTAGCGTCCTTCTCCTCATGGAAGTCTCCATAGACATTAGCCAAGGCTTGCATACCCTTATCCACCGAATTTTCTTTGTTTTGCTGTTTGCCCGTGCGTATCAACCACTCGGCACCGCTCAAATACATAGCTTTGTGGCGCGGACTCTCGTCAATTTGGAAGAAACGTATCAGATGGTTGCACACCAACACGTCGTTGTTGAGCTCCGTTACGGAACGCGGACAGATATTGCCCTCGTCGTCGAGTGTAATCTTCAGCGCAAGCACATACTCCTGCGCTTCCTTGTTGCCCTGCGCTGCCTGGTTGAAGAACAGCTCATAGTCGCGTCGGGCAATGTTGCGGCACACCGTCCGAGGGTCGATGTCCTTGTTTTGCACCCATCGTTTGTAAAACTCCGAGCATATCTGCATACGGTAGCGTTGCTCCAGCTTGGGGAACGCCGTCTGCATACTCGTGCCGTAGGAGAGCCACTTGTCAATGCGGGCCAATGTATTTTGCGTAATTCCTGACATAGTGTTGTGTTTTTATATAGCCAAAGTTACAATATTCCCCGTCACCCGTGCGGACATGAGTTTAAGTGAAGAGTGAAAAGTGAAGAGTGAAAAATCCAATAGTTAAGTGAAGAGTGAAAAGTGAAAAATCCAATAGTTAAGAGAACACATGGATTCTTCACTCTTCGTTCTTCACTCTTCGTTTTTTACTCTTCCCTTAAACCCATGTCCGCTGTGCGTAGCAGTTTATCAGTAAATTTGTTGCATAAAATTCAGGATAACAACAACACAAAAACACAACACAAAAACATGAACAATCCATTCTACGTTTCGCGAGCCATTGCCGCAGTGCTCGGCTTGCTGTGGGTTCACATAGAGCCCTCAATCAATTTCATCACCGTGTGCTTCTTCGCCCTTATCATCGACTGCTATACGGCATGGCGATGCAACCGTCGTATTTACCAGAAATACCGCGAAGAGATAAAGCGCAACCCGAAGTGTAAGATGGACGGTAAGCTGCGCTCAAAGAAGATGGCAAAGATGGTGTGGACCTTCTCGGTCTTAATCATGTGCATCAGCCTTGCTTCGTATCTTGACCGCAACATCCTGGGCTACATGAACACCCACCTTGCCAACCAGCTCACGGCCATGTACTGCCTGGTGCAGTTTGTCAGCATACTCGAAAACGAGAGCACCTGCAACGGAGCGGCATGGGCAAGAGTGCTTCAAAAGATTGTGGCAGACAAGACCGAGCGACACTTCAACGTAAAGCTGAAAGAGTTGATGAAGGATAAGGAGGAGAATGAAGAGAAAAGTGAAGAGTGAAGAACGAAGAGTGAAGAATCCATGTGCTTTGCTAACATTCAATACTTGAAAAGAACATTCTATTTCTGTGAAATCTGTGAAATCTGTTGATAGAATAAAAATCCAAGTCACATGACAATAAGCAATATTCTTGAGCATTGGGCTTCCATCTACAAGCCCCTTTCTCACAACCCCGAAAGCGAACGCCTCGAAGACCAGAGTTTCTTCCGCATCCGCTACATCGACCTTGAGAACATTTTTTCCCGTAACGCCAACATCGTTCACTCGCCGTGTATGCTCTACAGCGTACTGACCACCGGCGAACTCGTTGACGCAAAGAAGATGTCTGTCTCTCACCAGGTGTGGTTTCTCGCCAAGGTAAAGGACACGCCGCAGACCCTTGGCCGTTACGACGGCAACAAGATAGAGCGCACGGCCAACGACCTCACCGACTACTGCAAGGACCTCATAGCATGGCTTATCGAGGTGAAACGCACAGGCCGCTGTCCCCACACCCAGCGCAGCTTTGCCGATGATGCCGTGGTGATGGCAGAGCTGCAAAGCATCGACACCAGCAGCATCTCCTTCGGCATGGTGGGCGACATCTACGCCGGACAATGGCTCGTGGTGGGCATGGACTGGAAAAGCCTGCAACCGCTATACAACTTCGCGTGTGGCAGCAACGGCAAGTATATTGTGCCGAAAGAGGACTTGAAAGGATAGGAGGGTAGGGCATGGCACGTTTCATTTCTCCCGTACAAAAGCCTTTTGCGCCTCTGTCGCGGGTAGCTCCGCTGTATCTCGACCAGACTCTTATGGACCTTGAGAAGAATATGCAAGCACAGCGTATTTATCCAACTGAGGTTTATAAGGGCTACGAAGAAATCAATCAATACCGCAAGAAGCATGGCATGTGGTGGTCTACCGGAGAGGGCGCAAAGTCGTTTGAAGGACACATCTATCAAGCCGACGACCAAAAAGGATTGCTCACGGTAGGTATTCGCTATAACGACTATTTGCGATATGTTGACCTTGGTGTAGGCTTGACGGGCAAAATTCATGTTCATGCGGAAGACGTAGACCGAGCACGTCCAGCAAAGAACGCCAAACGATACATTCGTGGCAAGTGGGACCGCAAACAAGGCAAATCACACCGTCCTGCCATCATGCGAACCATACGTAGATTGCGCGACCGCTATCGCAATTATCTTGCTGACTTCTACGGTTATCAAGGTGGCATTGAAATTATCTATGCACTGGAAGGACTTGGCGAATACGCTAAATCTACATTCTGACTTTAATTCAACATAAAAACGATTATGGCAAATTTAAAGACCGAAATAATCCTCTCTATGAATGGCAAGGCGGCCATCCAGGTGCTTGAAGCTCTGCGTGATAAAGCCAAGGCCGTAAGAGAGGAAATAGACAATCTTGATAAGGGCGCTCCCGACTTTAAGGAGCAGAAAGCCGGACTGGAGAAAGTGTATGATGCCTTGCAGTCGGCACACGAGAATGTTATTAAGGACACGGAACGTCTGGACCATGCCCTTCAGAATCTTACGTCCACATCACTTCAAAACCTACGCAAGGCTTTGGGCGACGGTCGCCGTCAGTTGCAGAAACTGTCGGAAGACGAACTGGAGCAAGCAGAGGAAATAAGAAAGAAGATGAAGCAGGTGGGCGATGAGGTCCGTCTGCTTGAAGGTCAGTATGTCAAGATATCCGAAGGACTGAAGAATGTGTCCAACCAGTCAGACCAATGGCTCGACAAGGCTATCAAGCAACAGCGCGACCTCGTTGGGTCTTTGGAGAAGTCGGATGCCGGCTATCAGAAAAACCTCTCTATACTGAAGCAGCTGGAAGCCGAGGAGGATAGACGCAAAGGCAAGATGAACGTGGCAGAGGCACGTCAAACGGTAAGTGATGACAATGCCTCTGCTTCGGATTTGCGTCGTGCTAAAGCAACACTTACGGAAGCTCGTGACAAGACAGCCATCGGCAAGACTGGAGAGATTGATTCTTACAACCGTGACCTTCAGGAGATAGAGAAGCGACTGGAGGCGGTGTCGGGTAAGACGCAAAAGGCATCAATGAGCTGGAAGCAGATGAAACAGGTGTTGGCAGAGCCTAACAAGGCTTCGGGTGAAGACATCAAGCGCACGATGGAAGTGATACAGCAGAAGATTCAGCAACTTCCTGCCGGCAGCAAGTATGTGGCTACGCTCCGTCGCCAATACTCCATGCTCGAACAGACCCTCAAGGGCACCCGTATGTCGCAGAGTGCTCTCAACGACATTCTCGCCCGTAGCAAGAAGGGTAAAGCCTCCCTCGATGAACTGCGCCGCGCCTACAAGCAACTCGAAGAGGAACTGAACCAAATCAACACCAAGAGCAAGGAGTTTGCAGAAAAGCAGAAGTCGATGAAAGAACTGAAGAAGAACATCGACGAAGTGACGGGTGCGGCACACAAGCAGGGCGGGGCATGGAGTACGGCAGCGAAAAATCTTGTTGCCTATGTGGGCCTGTTTGGTGCATTCAACATGATTAAGCAGAAGATAACCGATGTTATTAATCTTAATTTCAAGTATTCCGATTCTTTGGCAAACGTCCGCAAGGTAACTAACTGGTCCATGAAAGACGTAGAAGAGTTATCAAACAGTCTCTCAAAGATGGATTCCAGAACCAGTCTCGAAGGACTTACCCAGCTTGCCTATATTGGTTCTCGTATGGGCATGGGAAAGTATGGCGTGCAAGGTTTGGCGGAATTTGCACAGGCAAGTGACCGTGTAAATGTAGCACTGAAAGAGGATCTGGGCGATGACGCGATGCTGACTCTCTCCAAATTCGTAGAAACGATGGGTGAAGTAGAGAAACATGGAGGCAATGTCGGTGAAGCTTTCGACTCTGTTTCAAGTTCTATCTTTAAACTGGCTTCTACATCTACTGCCAATGGTGGTAATATTCTGGAGTTTGCCAAGCGACTGACCGGTCTTTCCAAATCCGCTCATATCACGAGTGATCAACTTTTAGGTCTTGCTTCTGCCAGCGACTCTTTGATGTTGATGCCGGAAGTAGCATCTACCGCATTCGGCAAATTGATTACCAGTTTGTGGACCAACTATCACGATATAGAGAAAATGTTGGGCATGCAGGAAGATTCCCTGAAGGATATGATGAGCAAGGGTCAGACTATGCAAGCCTTGGTGAAGGTTCTTGAAAACGTGAGCGACAAGAACCTGAGTTCCATGGATGAATACTTTAAGGAGTTTGATTCCGACGGTCAGCGATTGAAGAGTGTAGTAGTAACTATGGCTCAGAATATCGGCGTACTGAAAAGTCATTTGAAGGAATCCAGTGAAGCGTATCGTGAGGGTACTGCCGTTACCAAGGAGTATGAAATTCAGCAGCAAACGGCACAGGCTATTCTCGAACGTGCTAATAATATGTGGGAGAAGGCTTTTGTCAATCCTAATGGTATTGATGCGGTCAAGGAAATGGCGAAGGTATGGTACAATTTCTCGAAAGAGTTAACGCAGTCAAAACCATTTCTTGCATCCGTAAAGATTCTTTTTTGGGAATTGAAGACGTCTGTCGAGGCATTACTATTTGTATTGCCTGGACTATTGGCATACCTGGGAACACGAGGTTTGGTAATGGCGTTTTCCAAGCTGATTCCTTTAATGATAGGTATTAAAGGTTCAAGTATTGTTGGCTTTTTCACACTGCTTACGCAAGCGATAATGGGTAGCCATTTTGCAACGCTTCGCCTTATCGTCTCCTGGAAGCAGTTGAGTCTCGCTATGAAAACCAATATTATTGGATTGGTTATATCTGTAGTAACATCATTAGGTGTCGCAATTTATGATTTAGTTAAGAAGACGGATACAGCTTCTTCTTCTGTTCAGAAATTTAATCGTTCTTTCGAAGGAGTTAGGGAGGCGGCTAATCATGCGGTTGCAGAACTCGATGCTTACTATGGGGCTATCAAACGAGCTAAGAAAGGTTCTAACGAATACCAGGCAGCTATGAAGACTTATGTCGATAAATTCGGCATGTATTTCAAGAAGCTCAAAGATGAGAACGGTATGGTAAAAAATCTTGCTGCATCTTATCGTGAAGCGGCAAAGGCTATCCGAGGCAAGATATATTTGCAGATGCAGGAAGATGATATTCAGAAGCATTATAAGCCTCGTATCGGTTGGAGTCTGGATAAACTTGATGCTTACGGAAAGATAGCACCAAAAGGTTTTGGTACTGATGTTTTGAAGGGATATGAAGAGGATAATCGCAACAAGAATATGGGTACGATTATCGCAGACCTTGCACGAAGATATGGCTCCAAAAATGTTGCAAGGGTTTTAGCTTCGGAAAAAGAGGGCAGAAGTTCAGCGCAGGTAAGAAAGGTGCATAAAGATACCCTTGGTGATGGTACGGTACATCAGTACGTAACCTACGAGGATTTGCCTATCGCAGATCAGCGCCTTTTCAGTGCGCTTCGCTATATCCGTCAGGCTCGTTCTGCTAATAATGTCTTTGCTGGCATCAAAAATAAGTTTGCTGTTGCTCAGGATGAGATTAATGATTATCTGAAGGCTATAGATGCTGCCGCAAACGAAGACCTTGGTGGAGGTGGTGGCGGTAAAGGCGGTTCCGGTGGTGGCGGTAAGAATACCCCGAAAACCGATAACACTGCCAATCAGGAGGAGCAGAAAGCAAAGACCCGTGCCAATGCGCTTATCGCCAACATCAAGGCTTTCTATGAGGAGCAAATGCGCAAATACCTGGAATGGGTGGCTCAGATGAACGCCGATGGCGAAAAGATAAGCGAAGGTCAGCAAAAGGAACAGTTAGATTATCTGCAATCGCAGATGGATCGTGCTCTCGGTATGGCTCGCCAGTCTATCGCTAATCTTGGAGATGGTTGGAAAGAGTTCTATTCCCACATGGACGAGGATGTGATGGTATTTGACGATGATACTTCTAAGCAACTGCTTGAGTCAATAGGTAAAGCGGATGTTGGTGAACTCCACAAATTGTTTGCCAAATTGTCTGGCGACCTCTCTCGTGAAAACAATAAGACTCTCGCAGAGAACCTCGGCGCATTGCTCGACCAGATATTTGCCAATGGCTCTAAGGAATTGCGTGAGGCAGCAGAGAAGTTGCTTGCCCGTCAGCGCGAGATACAGAAGATTTTGAATGAGCATGACTATACAGGTGCAGTTGATCGTAACACCCGTAGTGAATTTGACCGCTTAGGATTCCTGCATCCAGCCAAGGATATTCGTGCAGACTCTCCCGAAGGTCTTGAAAAGATGAATACTGCTTTTGACAAGCTGACTACTAAGGCACGCGAGTCTATTACCGTATTATATAGTCTCAATCCGGAAAGCGAGGAATTCCAGAATCAGTTCCTTCAGTTCCTGTCTGTAGCAAATGAGGGCTTCGATTTTTCAAAACTCTCGGCGCAAAATCTCAAGGCTCTTTATCTCGAACTGATAAAGTATAGTGACGAATACACGGCCGCCGAAAAGAAGAACGCCGACGAGCGCAAGAAGATTAACGATTTTCTTTGGAATCGTCAAGGTCGCCAAGCAGATCAAGACAATCGCCGCCGAGCCATGCAGCAGGTGGGTAATGGTGTCGAGCGTTTTCGTAAGGCTGGCAAGGGAGAGGATTCTAATGCTCCACGTTCGGGCGAAATGGGAGGCTCTAAGTTCATGGAAGATTTCTCTTACAATGCCAATATCGAGCAAAGCAAGTTGGAAATTACCTTGATACAAGAAAAAATAGCTTGGTTGCAAAAGCTTAATGCCACCTCTGAGCAAGTGGCTGAGCTGCAAAAGTCGCTCGCCGAGAAGCAGGACTCCTACATTCTTGCACTCATGCAGACTATGAAGCAGCGTGCAGAGGCAGTCTATGCGCTTTATAAACCATTGGAGGAGTTTGGTACAGCGGCAGGTCAGGCGTTCGCCACCATGACCGAAGATGCCGAGGCTGGACGTGACGCTTTTAAGGCTGCTATTGGCGACATGATTAACTCCATGATGAAGCAGACGGTGCAGATGACACAGGAGTATATCAAGCGTCGTCTGATGCAGAAGGTAAACGATAAACTCGTTTCTACCCAAATCAAGAAGTCCACCAAGGAGCAAGTTGATCTTGAGCAGGGTGGGGCAGACGCAACATCTGCTATCACGAAAGCTGCTGGCGACGCAAAGGTGTTGTTGACAGAGAAGGTGGGTCAGCAAGTAGTCAATGCCGTTACCACTCAAACGCAAACAACAACAGCCACCGCACAGTCGGCTGCCGCAACTGATGTGAGCACGCAAGCTGCAAAGACCGAGGCTAATGTGGGCCTTGGCATTGCCGAAGGTTCTGCTAAGACTATTGGTTCATTGGGTTGGTGGGGTATTCCTCTTATCGCCGTAATCACAGCCGTCCTGAATGGACTTCTTGGCTTCGCTATGGGTAAGGTTTCATCCCTGTTTGGAAAGGGTAAGGACAACAACACCAACACTAAGAACACAAGGGTTGTTTCCGGTATGCTCACCTACGATTCCGGCAACGTGCAAGATCTCCGTCCGTTCGTCGGTAATAATGGTAGTCTTTATTGGGCAACCGAGGATAACAAGCCGTACAACGGTGTGTCGCTCCTTACGCGTCCTACCGCCACTACCATCAACGGGCATCCGTCCCTGGTAGCCGAGAACGGCCCCGAGTTGGTAATCGGACGTGAGACAACCCAGGCAATGATGATGAACAACCCTCAGTTGCTCAAGGCTCTCGTCAATTACGACCGCAACTACTCTGGTCGCCGCGCCTACGACACTGGCAATATAGCCGAAACAAGCCCCACAGTAGTCGCAGGAACTTCCGTAAGCGACGAAATGGTGTCTTACCAAGCAAGCACCAATGTCGCCCTTCTGCAAGCCGTAAACACGCTCTTGCAGCGCCTGGAGCAACCTATCGAGGCAAAGATTGATATGTATGGCCGTGGCAAACTCTATGACAGCATGACAAGGGCTAATCAGTTTATGAAGAACAAGTAGCTTGCCGCAAGCAGCAAAGCATTTCCTTGCGCTACACTTTTCGTAAGCGGCAAAGCATTTATCTTGCGCTGTTTTTCGCAATTAGCAAAGCATTTATCAGGTCGTCGCGCCGTTTAGGCGAGGCGACCTTTTCTTTTGCGCTTCACTCGCATTTTCTTCCGTTTTCTTTCTTGTTCAAGAATAAACTTTTGTCCCCAAAAGTCCCAAACAGCGAATTTCCGTAACTACCTAATAATCATGGACTTTATCTAAAGTCTACTCTTCAAAAGTCCAGAAATCTACTAATCAAGGCTACTACCTTATATAAATTTCGCCAATTTTCTTTCTTTCCTGTTTTCAAAACTCCCCAACCCTAACAATATAGTTAGTAGCATTAACGCCTATGGCGTAAATAGTTGACATTTAATAAGTTAAGGGGTATGAGAAAAGGCAACTAAGCGAGGAAACACTATAAAAATGGCCTTATTTCTACTATTCTTTATATATTTTTTGTTCTTTGCGCTCGTATAAGTATATAAAAAATTACCCCGTTTTTAAACTTTTAATAGATAAATAGCGAAAAATCAGAAAGTTAAATCACTTTTTGAAAAATTCATTGGGGGGTCACGATGTGGATTTTGGGTGGACAGCAGAAGCGTTTTTCAAAATTACGAACTTTTCAGTTTTCGACATTTTCTGAAAAAAATGGACTCGAAAACTAAAAACTGGACTTTTGAAGTTTTAAAAGTTCAAACATAGGTAACATACGAAAAAATATAGCCGAGCTATTATTTATGTCAAATTTAATTATTAAATTTGCAACCGTTATAGTAACCCAGTTATACATATATAATATGTTTGATGAGATTTGCTCCATATACTCTGATGCACGCGACAATGTAGGTCGGTATGTAGACCGTGAAACTGGTGAGTGCATTCAGCAAATGACCATCCGCGAGTTCTGTCTTACGGATCGATGGAAGCCGTATGTGCAGCACCTTCGCGCTATGCGCAAGGAGTATGGCAGTAAGGCCAAGAAGATGCAGGAGTACATCGACACAAAGAAGCAGTTGCCAGGAGCTACATTGAGTGGTTTGTTCAGCATCTACGACGATGAGTGCATACACAAGGATGGGTCGAAGTTTATAGCTCCGGTCTCGCGTCGCGAAACCCATCTGAAGCAACATACTGGCTGGCTCGCTATCGACATCGACTTGGCAGACAATACCCAGCTGAGCAACTTCGACAACATCCGCATGGTTTGTCAGTTCCGACCAGAAATAGGTCTGCTCATGCGGTCATGCTCGGGTAGCGGATATTTTGGCTTGGTGCGCTTGGCTTATCCCGACCGACATAAGGCGCAGTTCAAAGCTCTTTTGCAAGAATACGCCGCAATGGGCATTACGCTCGACAAGGCTTGCAGCAATATAGGTCGTGTGCGCTTTGCGTCATGGGATGATCCTGAACATATCTATATAAACGAGCGGGTGGTGCCGTATCGAGGATTGGCTGAGTATATGCCTCAGATCATGCCGCAAGCAGTCAGACAATTGTATCGCTCTGAAGGTTGGGTTACTTACAATGATGAAGGTGGAGCGCAGTTTTGGGAACAACAGCGAGTGCAAGACCGCTTGATAGAGGTTATTGTGCTGGAGTTGGTAGCCAATCATAAAAATATCACCGAGAGTTATGAGGAGTGGACCAAGGTAGGTTGGGCATTGCGCTCGCATCCCTACGGTCTTGATTTGTTTCATCAACTTTCACGATGTAGTCAGAAATATAACGAAGGTCAGACAAACGTGAAATGGACCCAGTTAGGCCGTAGTAAGACTGTGACGTATAACTACCTAATTCATGCCTGCAAAACAGAGCTTGGAATGGAAACATATAGGCATATTTGTAGGCGAGTTTGGAGTGAGTTTAAAGGCTAAAACACCTTCACTGCGTATTCACTTCATATTCACTTGTTATTCATTGATTTTTTAATGTCAAAAATCCAATAAAAACGATATATATGAATAAAGTATTTTTTGCAAAAGAAGGCTTGACAGCCACATCTGCAAATCATGTTGCAAACATGGCCAAGGAGTATGCGCAGCGAATATCGGCGCAGGCTGACACCTTGCGTCTTTATAGCAAGAGCGCACGTCTGCTTGGCGATGCACAGCCATCGATTGTGGAAGCTCCTCTTGATACTCTTGATGCTATTCCCGATGTTATACGTCGTGTAGCTCAGTGTAATGCCCTTATCGGTTGGCTGCGTGAGGCTATCAACGAACGCGAGAAAGGTTTGAAGGCCGTGCAAGACTGCAACTTCATGGTGTGGGCTGACGAACACAATATTACTCTTCCTTTAAAGCCAGTGGTTCCTGATCCGGTCTCCGATATTGATAAGGTGGGCAATGAGATTTTGAATATAAAGGATCGCAACCGCTATATTGAGTTGAAAACCAAGATGGCGGTATATGGTAAGTATATTCATCCCGACGGGCTATTGCCTCTGGCATTAAAGAAAGTGTCATACCGTCTGGCTAATCCTACGGAGATAGAAGGAGAAGGCCGTGATATGGTTGTGTTCTCTTATAATGTTGAACCTAATACCATTGACCGACTGAATACAATCTTCTTCCAGCTTCAGGGTGAATATCGGGCATTGCAAGCTGAGTTTAATGGCATTGAACATCTTTTCCGCATGGAAGCCGAAAAAGAGTACAGCAAGCGATTGGCTGAATACAAGAAAAAATATGCAGAGTATCAAGAAAAGATAAATATTTTCGATACTGAAATGTCGAGATTACAGACAATGTTCGTTGAGTGGCAACAGCAGGAAATCAAAGAGATAACTTCTCTACGCATTATCATCCCTAACGATCTCCAGGGAATATATGCGGAGGTCAACGGTTTGTAAAACATAAAATAATAAATAATACGAGGTGGGTAAGGTCAGACTGAAGGTCTTGCACCGTGAAACTGACTCACACACGGATAGCATACGGAGTTCTCTTTAGTGAATCATGCGTTTTTCCGAAACGTGTCTCACGAGGTCATAGGTTCGAATCCTATCTTTTCTTTCCATAAGAAATGTAGCTCAGCTGGTTAGAGCAAGTTTTGTGCAAAAATCACTCCGCAGTCAACATATTCTATTTCGCTATCACTATCACCCGACTGCGGTGGCTATCATTATCGCCATCACTATCACAGAAGTGCCGTATGAAGAATGTGGCTCACCTCATTTTCTCTATTCTATGAAACTAATTACAATTACAGGTCCGAGTGGTGTGGGCAAAGATACCGTGGCAAAGATGATGTCGAAGATGACCGACTGGCCTGTTATCTGTTCTTACACCACACGACCGAGACGTTTTGGCGAGGTTGCCGGCGAGGATCATTATTTTGTAGACAAATGTGACGTACCTCGCGAAAAGATGTTAGCTTATACGCAATATGGCGGCTATGAGTATTGGGCTATGGTAGACCAAATAAAAGATATAGCCATCTATGTGATAGACGAAGCAGGGCTGGTTGACTTGAAAAAACATCATCCCGAAATTACGGTCTATTCCATTTACGTCTTCAGTCCAGCAGTGGCACGTTTGACAAGAGATGTTAAACTTTCACGGATATTGAGAGACGAAGAACGTCTGAAGTTGACCGCAGATTATGACTATGATTGTTGTATATACAATGACTTCTTTATGAACTTAAAAAATCTGTGCTTTGAGGTAGCAAGATGCGTTTGCCACATGCCGTTTGTCAAAGAACATCTTGATCCTTATGATCCAAAAACCCCGCATTTTACTGATTAAAGTTTAAATATATAAACAATGAAATTTACCGAACCGCAAGTAGAATGGTGGCAGCAGACCTCTCTTGCACAACATATAGCAAGAGTGGGCAGAATATGCTACAAGGCTAAGGGCAAGCAGCCCGAAGAAGGAATGACTGAAGAGGAAGTGGAAGCGTTCATTCAGAAGCGCGACGAAGAACGCTGTAAAGGCTTCTGGGAAAGCGGACATCGCTCGATGTATCGCCACGGCACCGTCTACTTTTTCATGCCTAATGAAAAGGGCCTTCCTAACTACATCTGGGCGTATCTGAATGCTTCGCCTTACATCGACTATGCCACAAAGAATCACAAAGTATGGATTAGCACTAATATGCAGTTCATGCTTGAGAACAAGAACTTGATGGATGCACTTAGCCCGTATGGTGTCAGCGAGGACGAGTTTATCGAGAAGGCTCAAAAGTATAAGTGTGAGGAGGCATTCTCCATTATCCGCATGACGCTGGTAGTGACCACGCAGATAAGCACATCGCGCGAGCTCAACCGCACATCGCCCAATAACATAGCCGAGCAGAGCACACGCTATTGCAATCTGGAGAAGAAGGGAGGCGTACAGATAGTACGTCCGCATTGGTATGTAGATGGCACACGATGGCAGCGCATGGTGTATGGCTTTGTATGCCGAGTATGCGAGTGGGGATATAACCTGCTTCTGAAGTCGGGATTGAAGCCCGAAGACGCACGCGGTGTTCTGCCTCTTGATACCTATACCGTTGTGGCATATACATACACGCTTGCTGACTGGAGCCATATTCTTGAGCTTCGCTATCATGGCAAGACCGGCAAACCGCATCCCAATGCAAAGATTATAGGCGAGAAGATACGCAACATCATCCTTGAGCGTATGCGCCAGTATTGTGAGGAGTTTGACATATAACTATTGATTAACAATGAAGATACTATTTAAGAAACTTGACGAAAAGGCTCAAATGCCAGTAAAGGCAGTTGGACATGAAGCCGACTTTTGTTACGACTGCGTTGCTGTAAGCGAAACTGAGGTTGCTCCAAATGTATGGAAATATGGTTTTGGTTTTGCTTTACAGCCTATAAATGATTTTGATGGTTACAATATACGTAGCTTCAATATTCGTTCTCGGTCTTCGGTGTGGAAGACAGGTATGGTGCTCTCCAATTCTCAAGGTACGATTGACGAGATTTACACAGGAGAAATTTCGGCTGTATTCTATCACGTAATGCCTAACATGCCACGCTATAAAGTTGGCGACAAAGTATGCCAGCTCTGCCTGGAGCGCACCGAGTCGTTGGAGTTTGTGGAAGTAACTGAACTTCGCAAAACTTCACGTGGTGAACACGGCTACGGCTCTACTGGTAAGTAATTGATAATGCACCTTATGATAAATAGGAGAAATTATGAGTAGAAAACCGCTTCCCGACCGAGAGGATTTTGTGCGCCAGCAACCTACAATTTATCAATTCGATTTCAGGGATGTTCCTATAGAAAAATATGCAAAGTCGCTTTATGCTCTATTCCAAGATCCCGACTACGTTGATGCTGTAGGAAAGCGCAATCGCCTTGTTGCAACAGGCGATCGTATGCGTGTAGGTACAAGCGAAATGAATAATCTGTTTCGAGTTATTCAGCAACACGACCGTCGATTGGCTGACATTATGTATGCCTCTATGGTGCAAGTTAATTTGCACTCTGAGGTTAGCTATGATACCATGACGTTCTCTACTTTGCTGAAGTATAGTGTTGATTATTCGCAGCCAGGAATGAAGGAGAAGGTAGACTTACTTGCCGCTCGGCTCGACCGTCTGACGTTCCTTGCCGAATGTCTTGACCGTATTGCCACTGACATTCGTGGAGATATGCTTGATATTTTTAAGGGTAATATTGAGTTCAATCAGTTTGATTCCGTTACTCATGTTCTCCATCAGCTTAGAGGCTATTTCCGTTCGGCATTACCCAACGATATGGATTCTCCTGAAGGGGAATTGTTCTATGAATATGCTGACTCGATTTATAATTATATTGATAAGCGCTTGAAGACCTATACTGCAAAGTATCGCAAGATGCACCCTGTTTCGCCCAAATACACTGAAGAAGACCTCATAGAAGGTCTTAATCAGTTCTTCGGTCGTAATGATAAGTTCGACAAGAGTTTTGTCGGTCACACTAAAACTGGTGGCTGCTACATTGATGTTGCACAATTATGTCTCCGTCTCGATAGCAACGAAATAAAGAAGATTGAGAAGGTGACTTGCAAAATCAAGTCGAACAATATTTCCGATGCCGCATTGTGCTATAGCTTCAATGCCACTGATTTAATCATGAGCCAATATAAACGGCCCGAACAAAAGCAATAACCATGCCTAACATTTACCTTCGCCTACCTACGAGTCGTTGCCAGTTCTTCCGCAATCGCGACCCGAAGCACACGCTTGCCAAGGACGAGCCGTTGGTGTTTAGCCCCTACATGCCTCACCACTTTGTCTTGCGCAAGCATATAACCAATATCCCTGCTGTAACGCAAAAAGTTAATTCACAATGTTTCTCACACCAGCAGTGGCGCAACATGATGCAGGGCAAACACCCCAATGGTGGTGAAGTTGTTACAAAGCGCGATCCGCATGAATACTTGTCTTTTGGCGAGGTTCAGCGTTTTAGTGGAAGACAAGATTACGCTAAGAGTGACAATGAAGACTATTTGTGCATAAAGTTGCCTTCGGAGGTAGAGGTGATTGACGTAGTTCGTCAGGTTACGCCGGTATGGAATCTTAGTACGCGCGGCATCCGTCAGTTGCTTCTCATGCTGAACGATGATTTTAAGCGCAGTGTTGTAGAATGGGCTTTAGCTACATTTGACTATTGCACATCCGATAAGCGTATCATTTTCCGTCGTCAAACAGCTATGCTTGAGCGTTTTTTGATGCGTTACGGCATAGACCAGAACGAGAGCGAAAAAGACGCCTTGCGTCGCATCATCAGCCGATGGCTGACTTCGAATCATAGCAATTTCAAAGCTTATTCATGTGCGGATATGCAGTATATAGATGATAGTGAAAAGCGTTATTGCGTAGACGATATATTGTTTGACGATTAGAATAACGTGAACAAGAGTTAAATCAAAGTTTAAAACAAGTTAAAAAACAACCGTTTTAGGTGTACAAAAATGCAACTACCCGATAAATGTAAAGAATTATTCCTCGAAGGCATTACCGATGTAATGTTTTACCCGAAGGAAGATTGTGTAATCCCCGTGCCGTTCAGCATGGCACAAGTGTTATATATCAACAACTGCAAGTTGCCCGACGAGCCTACTCTTCGTCTTGCTACGAGTGGCGAGAACTTTGTCATTGCAGAGAGTTTGAGTGTGAAGGTAACGCTGGCAAAACAGGGCTATGGCACTATATATACATATAATATTAGTGCAAATATAGAGTTTGGTGGCGAAAATGTGCGTAGAGCATACCAAATTATGCGTGATAAGAGTTATTATGTAGTATTGCGCAAACTGGACGGTTCGCTTCTGCTTTGCTATACTTTACCAGGTTCCTTTGCCATTGAAGGCAACATTACGTGCAGCGGTATGGCGAAAGACCGCACCTTTGCTGCATCCCTCAAAGCCCTGTCGGAGCCGATACCAATCACGCTTCGAGAGGCTTAGTATTTTAGACCATTTTTCAATACCTTAGATTATATATTACGTCGTTGTCCGCGAGGATAGCGGCGTTTTTTTGTCCTAATGTTAGAAACCACGGTCTTTAATTTTGCATACGGATAACACAGCGGAGTAGTAGCAGATGGTAGCTCACTTGGCTCATAACCAAGAGGTCGAGGGTTCGAGTCCCTTCTCCGCAACATAGTCAGTCGGTAAAAAGATTGATTTTTCAGGATAACAACAACTAAACACATTTATTTTTAATGAAAGGCTTATTTGAAATACTAACCGAGAAGAAGTGGATGGTCAGTCCCGACTTCGTGCATGGTATTCGCAAGTCGCTTGAGCACAACCTAAACACTCATGCGGCTTTCAGCAAGCCGGAGAAGAATTGTGGATATGTCACAGCAAATGATGCCGAGGGCAATACCTACTATCCAGAGGAATATCAGATTTCAGAGGACGGCAAGCAGGTGAGAGGCAACTGGTGTCTGGGGCTCCCTGCTGATGACGAGGATGCGCAGACGTTTCCTTTCGTTTCGGTTCTTACTGTTGACGGCCCTATCACTCGCAACGGCGGCTATTGTTCGTATGGCTCTATCGACCATCGCGACATGATGATGCGAGCAGCCGATCATCCTCTTTGTCGCGGTCACGTTTTCATCATCAACACTCCTGGCGGTTCTGCTTGGGCAAAGAACGATTATGCTCTTGCTATCGACTATGCCCACTCAAAGGGTCAGAAGGTTATAGCCTTGGTTGATGGTCTTTGCGCTTCGGCTGGTATGTACCTCGCTTCGCTTTGCGACGAACGCTATTACATGAATCCAAAAGACCAGGTTGGTTGCATCGGTGTAATGGCAGCGTTCTATACTCTTGCTGATGGCACAGTAGACCAATTTACCGATGAAACTTATCACGAGCTCTATGATCCGAAGTCGTTTGACAAAAACAAGGCTTATCGCGACCTCGCTAATAAGGATGATGACAAGGAACTTATCAAGGAACTTGCCGATCTTGGTGTTGAGTTCCGTGCCGACGTAAAGAAGGCTTGCCCCAATGCTACCGACGAGCACCTGCATGGTAAGGTGTTCAATGCCGAGGAAGTGAAGGGCATTTTGATGGATGGTCAGTCATCATTTATGGGAGTGGTGCAACACGCCTTTGAGCTTTACGATGGCAGAGCCGAACTTATCAACCGTGAACAGACGGTTGAGCCACAGATCGAGCCGGAGAATGAGCCGGAACCAGAGAAACCCACAGCAACCAACACAAACACTAATATAAATATGGAGAAATATCCTCTTATTTGCAAAGCTTGTGGATTGCAGGCTGGCGAGATTGCCGTTACGGAAGAGGGCGCGTATATGAACGCCTCGCTTCTTGACTCTCTCGAAGCCCACATGAAGAAAGCTGAGCAGAAGGTGACTGATGCCGAGCAGAAAGCCACCACAGCGGAGAACGCTCTCGCGGAATTGCAGGGCAAGTTTGATGAACTCTCCGCCAATGTAAACGCAGCCAACGAAGCAAAGGAAGTCGCGGAGACCGCACTCGCCCAGGCTAACGAGGCTCACAGTACAGAACTAAGCGACCTTAACGCACAGCACACCGAGGCTCTTGCCAAGAAGGACGACGAGCTGAAAGCTCTCGCCGAGACAAAGGACAAGGAGATTGCCCAGCTCACAGCCGACAAGACTGATGCCGAGGCAAACCTTCAGACTGCTAAGGACGCGCTTGCTACAGCCGAGCAGACCATTGCCGACAAGCAGGCTCAGATAGCTGCCCTCACCAATGAGGCTGGCGAAGAGCTAAACAGCGGCGAGGCACCTGAGAACAATGGCGAGGGAGTGAAGACCCCACAGTTGCGTACATTCGACCCCAGTCAGTACAAGACTAACGTCGAACGCAGAGAAGCCTTTGAACGCTTCAAGCGTGGTGAAGATTAGTATTCCCCTACCTCAGCCCTCAACCAACACAAAACAGACAACACAACTACAACACAAAAACACAAACAATTATGGCAACACTTCCAAAAGATTTTATCGGAAAGGATGCGCTTCAGCATGTAGCCGAGCAGGTTTCTAAGGAAATCCTCATGGGTATTGGTTATACCGATCCCGCAGAGACCGACCGTCTTGGTATTGACATTATCAGCGGTTTGCAGTTTAGGCGTACCTTCCACAATCTTCTCCGCAAGGGTGGTACAACCCGTCGTAAAGACGTTCACTCAGTAGTAAACAGTCAGGCGGGATTTTTGACTGAGCGCACGCTTGTCGCCCGTCTTGCTTGGGATCACTTTACCGATTCTATTGACGCGTATTGCGAAACAGTATTCGGTACGGACGCTCAGGGCCAGTACCCGATGTCAACAGCAGCGGTAGAAGCAATCCTTCGCAATTACGCCGACAACCTTGCTGCTAACTTCTGGTTTGGCGACATCTCGCTCGACGATGGCAAGGAAAACGTTCCTGCCCACGACCAGGCATTGGCTCTCTATGACGGTATTCACACCTGCATCAAGCATGACATCGAGGCTGGCATTATCTCTGAGGCTAACGGCAACCTCATTCCTTGCGAGGCTATCGACGCTCCAGCTGACAACAACGACTCTACACCTTACGACAACTTCTACAACTGGTATCTGAAGTGGGACGCTCGTCTGCGCAAGCAGAAGACACTTGTCTATATGAACGAAATCACTGCTCATAACATCGCAGCCGGCTATGCTAACAAGTATCACGGCAACTACAAGGTTGATTATGACGCAGGTGGCAACTTCGTTTTGCCTGGCATGTCAAAGGTTACAATCTGCCCTGTTTCTGACTTTGGTGTAGGCGACCGTATGTACGCCACTGTACCGAAGAACCTTGTTTACGGTGTAGATACACTTAGCAACGAGACTTATGTGGGCGTTAAGGTAGGCACGGACACAGATTTGCGCCAAATCCAACTCCAAATTCAGTCAATACAGGGAGCCGGACTGAAGGTGCCCTACGCACACTCGTTTGCAATGTCGGACGGTAATCTCGCTAATCCTGACTTTGTAGCTGGTGATTACACCAACTCTAACCTCGTTGTTACTCTCGCAAAGGCCAACGCTCAGGACGAGGGCAACATCGACGGAACAGTGAAGGTGAATGGTGCTCCCTACAAGGATCCTATCGAGACTTCTGTAAATCAGGTTATCTCGCTTGAGGCAACCGACGGCACCAACTACAAGTTTGTAAACTGGAGCAATGGTTCGACCGAGAAGAAGATCCAGCTCACTGCCACTGGCATGAGCATGGGTTTGATAGCCTTCTTCAAGAAGAACGGCTAATCCTTAACGGAGTTTCTTTCACTCTATATTTTCAGGGCGACGGTCATGGATGACCTGACGGAACATGCTAACCCGTCGCCCTTTTTTCCAAACAACAACACAAAAACTTATAAGAATATGGGATCAGTAACATGTCCACAGCTCGTTGATGTGCTCAACGAAGACGAGTGCCTGGAGAACCTCGCAGGTCTTGGCACTGATATTTACATCGGACTGAAGAGTGAGCTCACTGCTCCTCTTACCGCAACCGATAACAGTTATTCAACTCCTGTCTTTGCGTCAGGAAAGGGTCTGTATAAGGTGCAGTGTGCTGACGAGAAGCAGCAGATTAAGGGCTCATCGCTTGGTCGCCGCAAAGGTTTCGAACTCACATGTACTTTCGTGGTAGACTCCGTAAATCCTGCTGCAGGTAAGTTGGCGCGTGCAATCAACAACAACGATATCTTCATCATCGCTAAGGATGATGATGTTTCGCAGATTATCTACGATCCGAGCCGTAAGGTGAAGTTTGATTCTGGCGCTATCACTACTGATACTGGAGCAGCAGCCAGCGACGACCGTATCACCACTTACGAGGCTAAGCTCTCTCCAGTGTATTATCCGAACCTCTATGTAACGGAACCAGCGGAAGACGCGGGTTGGGACTCGCTCCTCGCTTCAAAAAAAAAGTAAGCGATATTGACGCACAGAGCGAGGACAATATCGCAAAAGAAGTGCTCGACGATACCGATTCTTCTTTCTTTAGTACAAGCGACGAAGAAGGAACAACGGCAAAGAAGAGCAAGAAATAATCGCTCATACAAGAAAGATTTTTTGTCATACGACAAATCCCTGCATCTATCCTTTATATATAAAAGGTATAGATGCAGGGATTTTTTATTATATACATATTAGTATTCTGATAAAATAACACTAAAATTAGCGTTTAATATCAAATGTAAACCAAACAGAATAATTATCGTTAATTTTGCAATTAGAAAAGCTTTTTTGATTACATTATTGTAAACGTAGAATAACTAAAATATAGAGTTTATGGAACTAAGACATTTACGCTCCTTTGTTTATGTCGCCGAAACAAAGTCGTTTAGTATGGCAGCCACACGTTGTTGCGTCACGCAGTCGGCGGTAAGTCAGCACATTCGTGCCTTGGAGGACGAGTTGGGCTGCAAATTGCTTATCCGCACATCACACGGCATTATGCTCACTGAAAGCGGCGAAGCCCTGTTGCCTCGTGCCAAGGAAATACTGAAGCAGACCGAGGACTGTAAGGAGCAAATCAACGCTCTCAACAACTGTATGACTGGCGAACTGCGCATTGGCGTAGGCTCGTTTATTTCTCCGTATATTCGTATGGCAGCATTGATATTTATGGAGAGATACCCTAACGTGCGTATCAATGCCGACTTTACCAAAGCCTACATCCTCAACCAATCGCTAAGGGCGCACATGTTAGACCTTGCTTTCACCATGAATATGGCATACCGCCACGAAGGGATAGAGTCGCGCCCCTGCATACCTTTTAATGTGTATGCTGTCATGCGCGACACCCATCCGCTTGCCTCGCTCTCAAAGGTGTCGTATGAGGACATTCTGAAGCACCCAATCATCATGCCCGACATAGGCGAACGTGCCATTGAGACTTTTCAGCAATACATACAGCGCGACCTATATAAGCTCAACATCAAGTGCATCATCAGCGACCCCGACGAAGCTCTTGCTTCGGTGGAAGAAACCAAGTACGTCACCTTTATGCCTAAGCTCTACCTGCGCAACCACCCTACCCTTGTGGCACGTCCAATCGTAGGACTCGAACAGCAGTTGATGAGCAACGCCCACTGTATGCAGGACGTACCAAAGAAGCGAGCTGCACAACTCTTCCTCGACATCATCCGCGACGAGGTAGTGCCATATATTTCCGTAGCCGAAGAGTCGCAAGGGAAGTACACATCGCCACCTTGATAGTCATTAGATTTTCTTATACTGAACCGAGTCTCACGTTAGCAGCGTGAGGCTTTTTTATTTAAGTATTAGTCGAAATTATACGTTATATCACCTCAAGAACACTTAATAAGAAACACTTCGCTTCCACCACTTTCTCTCATACCTTTGCAATAAGTTCAATAATGAACGAAACCAACCAAACACAAACAACTATGCAGATTAAAACTAATGACGGCAACTATGATGTTGCCAGCAAGGGACTCGGCAACACAGCCCTGGGTCTCGGCATCGCAGGCTTGGCAACGAGCCTGTTGGGAGGTAGCGCCTCGCTTCTGGGCATCGGAAGAAACAACGGCATGACAGCTAATCCTACCGACCCTGACGCGCGTTTCGTAACTAAGAGTGAGACTAACCTCATTCAGGAGAACAGCACTCTGAAGACTGAACTTGCCATTCAGAAGAGCGAGAACTACACTGATAAGAAGCTCGTGGAAGTGACACAGTATCTCGACACGAAGTTGCGCCGTGTAGAAGACAAGGTAGACGCAAACAAGGATGCGCAGCAAGCCGTCAACGCACAGCAGATGGCTTACAATGCGGCTGCTAACGCCAGCATCGACGTGCTCAAGTCGCAGGTGGCATCGTTGTCGAGCGTAACCAAGTTGTTCATCCCTTCAACCAACGTATGCCAGACTGGTTGCGGTTGCGGTTGCGGATGCAATCAGTAGGAGAATGACGTAATCCAGTTATATATATGGAATACAAAAACTCACAAATCTTGGCGGCAGTCGTGTCCGAATGGGCACGACCCGCCATTTCACAGATAGCCGCAGGCAACCTCATGCGCCTCCCCATGCTTCAGTCTCTGCAAGCCACCATCAGCTCGTTAGGCATTGTTAGCGGCAACTATGCCCTACAGAAGGACATCGAGCCGCTTATCCAGCCAATCATCAACTCGCTCGTCGCACCTATGCTTGCCCGATATTTCGGTCAGATACCCGAAGAGAGTATACCGCAGATGGCACACGACATAGTGGAGAAGATGCGTGGTAACGGACCGCTGTCGGTGCTCGAAGGCATGGTGACGTTTGAGGAGGAAGACCTCAACGAGCTTGCCGATCTTCTTGACAAGAACCTTCCCGTAGGGCAGACGCAAGGCTATCAGGTAAAACATTAAATAGAGTAACAACACCAGCGGCGGCAAGCATCGTCGCTATAATAAAACATAAACGATTATGAACAAACGTACCATTCCGGCTATCATCATAGCCACACTTGCGGCAGGTGCAACCGCCGCCGCACCATATTATGATGTCAACATCACACAGCAGCTCTGCACACCGGCTTGTGTAGACCAGACTCCCGTGTTCGCTCCGAAGTTCTCGGTCAAGAGCATTGCCAACGTAGGCACATCACAGTATATCATCGTCGTGCACGTTGAGGGCGTAATAAACTACATCCCTTGCAACTGCGGCTCGTGCTGCACACGCTCACAAGTGGTGTCGCAAGATTTCACCATTCCTGTGTTCAGCGCCACCGCCATCAATTCGGTAAACATAGCAGTTGGCACCGTCCAGAACGGCATTGCACGCATATCGTGCTGCAACTGTTCCAAGACTTTCGTTTCCGACTGCCCCGTAACGCTCACCCTTGTAACTACATAAGGCCATGATAGTTCTGATAGCTATAGCCACCATGATAGCCGCCACGCTCGCCCAACACCTCGGACTGGCCGAAGCCATTGCCCATGTTGTTGACAAGGTGGCATCGTGCCCTCAGTGTTTCACTTTTTGGGTTACAATGTCGGCATTGCTCTACCTCGGCCACGATGTCTACGCATCGACGCTGGCGGCTATTGTGGTGGCGTATCTGTCAAACTGGTTTGTGTTGTTGCTGCTTATCCTTCAACGAAAATTTACGAAGCTATATGAAAAAGAAAGACACACCACCGACCGCCTCGACCACTGAGGCAAAGGCAGAAAGCAAGCCCGAGGCGCAGACATTCTTTCCTATATTGCATGTCTCTGTGCAAAAAAGTCTGATTGTCCCACATTTTCGGGGTATTTGCCCCACATGTTAAACATATAAAGTATAAACAAAATGAATTACAAACAGATGATTGAACAGGCTCGTGCCAATGGCATGGCTACTGAGAAGAAGATGTGGGCAGCAGTAGAAACACTTTCTACCGATCTCCTTACGCTTGAGCAGACCGACCCTAAGCTCTACTGGCACATATTGCGCCGTCAGCACGCCGTTCTCTACGGACGGCACTATTCTGAGAAGATGGCCAACCACGATGTAAAGGCTCTTGTCTATAGCGGCATGTACGATGAAGAGGGTACGCCAACCGACGGAGGTGCACATTGGACTCGTATCAAGGTAGACGAACTGACTAAGGGCATGACGTTTCACGCTAACGTCAACGCATGGGACAAATACGTCGCCTTCAATTCTATGTATGCCGACCTTTGCGCTTGGATGAACGAAGAGGAGATAATCAAAGCCGCCTACGCCTTCTACTTTTGCGATGACGACTGGCAACCCTGCGAAGACGACTGCACTAAGGTATGGGACTATAACGCCCTGCACGCCACCCTCTAAATTTGGAATTTTACATTTGTTTTTTTCAAGCCACTTTGCGCCAATTACACAAATCGCAGAGTGGCTTCATTTGTATCTTCGCCTTATACGCTCCCCTACCATGTCCGCTCCGCCAAATTAAAAACGTCTATCTTTGCTCATGAAAGAAACCCGAAAATATGACACAACGAAACATCAACCTTACGCTGCCCCGCTCATGGAACGAGTGCAGCACAGAGCAGTTGGAGCTTATCTCCCGCATTATGCTTGAGCAGATAGAGCGAGTCGACCGTTATCATCCCTTCGACATGCGCAACGTCAAGATAGCGTGCTTCTTCGTCTTGTCTGGCATAGAGATAGTGGAAGGCATAGACGAGTCGAAGCCTCTCGAAGAGCAACACTACACTTGCCGACTCTCCACCCCGAGCCGTCGCAACCGTTTCTTCCGTCGCAAACAGCAGGAAGAAGTAACTTTCCCTATCTACCTATGGCAGCTCAACTACTGGCTAACGCCAAAGCCGAAGACCGACGACCGCAACTCGGCTGAGTATCTTGCCTCTGGTGCCGGACTGCTCGATTGGCTCGACAACGAGCGTGGAGCTCACCTCACTCGCTTTCCCTACCCCACCCTTCGCCTACGCAACAAGCGTGGTCTGCTACGTCGCAAGATTGAGTTTGAAGGTCCTGCGCAGGATATGGACGGCTTCTCATGGCAGCAGTTTCGCTTTGCCCATGATCTCATGGGACAAAACACCTCGCTCGACAACAACCTTGTCAAGATGAAGAAGATGGGCAAGTTCACAGCCGAGCAGATAGCGCAGCAAGCCGACAGCGTAGACCAGGCACGCTCTATGTTCCTCGCCACCATCTTCAACCGTCGCATCGACTTCATCGACACCAACACCAACTTGAAGGTGCATGATTTCCATTACGACACCCGCCAGTTCGACACCCAAGCCCCACTCTTCCGCCACTTCCCCGACCACCAATGGCAACCCATCCTCTTCTGGTGGGCCGGCATGATGCACACTCTCTCACGGCGTTATCCTCATGTGTTCAAGGTGCAGAAGATCGACCGCACGCAGCGACCCTCCACCCCACTTGAGATATACACCGCCACCATCGCCACTATGCAGAAATACGCCTCGCTCACCGAAGACCAGGTGAACAATCAGTCATATTCGCTTGTGCTGGAGCATTTGGAACGAATCTCGAAGGAGAATGAGGAGATGGAGAAGATTCGCAACGCGAAGTGAAAAGGGTAAAGCGAAAAATCCAATGGCTTATTAACGAAAATATAGAGTATGCAAAAGATTATGTTTAATGACAAGTAGGGACTGACTGATGCCGTGCTTGCAAAGCGAAAGACGCAGACAAGGCGAATTATCACCAACAAGGAGATGCTTAAAGTCATCAAGAAGTTCGATACGTTGGGGGCGCTCTTTACTATTTACTTTCGATTTTTATTAAATCCTGATTTAAGAGAGCGATTCATATACAATCGCAGAGTGATGCGCTATCAAAAGAACGAGACCGTAGCTATTGCGCAATCGTATGCCGACATTACGCCTCAAGTAGATTGGGCAAACTGTATGGCTCGCAAAGAGGAAATCGGTTGGAATAACAAAATGTTTGTTCGTGCCGAAGATATGCCCCATCATATCCGTATAACCAATATTCGTATTGAGCGTTTGCAAGACATAAAAATCGAGGATTGCTTAAAGGAAGGTCTCAGGATGGCTGGAGACGTAGGACTTGAAGGTACGATTTATTGGTATCACGGTCTTGCCAATTCCTGGTTTCGCACTCCGCAGGATGCCTACGCATCCCTCATCGACCGCATCTCTGGCAAAGGCACATGGAAGAGCAATCCGTATGTATTCGTTTATGATTTTGACTTAATTGATTAGCTTATGATTATCAAAGTAATACGTCGTAACCGCCCCGACTGCGTTAAAGTAACAAACAATAACGTCACAAAAATCGACCTTTCCGTCCTTTCTTCGACTATTGAAGATGTGTTGAAATATTGGAAGAAACTTGACGACAATGCCGTAAGGTTGAATATGGAGGATTTAGCGGAACAAAGTAAAGCATAACGAAAATATAGAGGACAATGAAGATACATAAAGAAAGACAATACATCGTGACCATCAATTGGGAATATGTTCGTCAAATGTATATGCATCAGACTGGAGAGAAGAAGCCGCAGAGTGAGGTTCTTCGCGTAGTACTGAAAGAGATAGACGATTTTCTTGAAGGCAAGACAAAGAGGATATTCCGTTTAATCTTGCCCGACGGATCGCCATCGTTCACCATCACGCCACTTGTGCGGCATAACCTGCAAGAGCGACGAAAGGCGAAGCGAAGAAAGAGATAAAATGATGTAAGTATTAACGAAAATATAGAGTATGAAGAACAGAGAAATGCACATTGCATTGCGTAATAGCGGCTATCGTTTTATTGGCGAGAAGTATGGAGATTATACCTACGGCAAGCCTTTAGGATATGGCTGTTTAAACGCTTATTTTCGCCCAGAGGAGGCGAAAATAGAAATATTGCTTATGGTAAAAGAGGTACCTCAGAAAGATAAACATCTAAATGCGATTTGGAAGAGTGTTCGTCACGACATATCGAGCGAGCATGAAGACTTGTACCTTAATTGCGTGCAGACCATCAAAGACTGCGAGGTAGAGATTTTCTCAAAAACGCCTGTGGCTTGGCAATGTAACAGGTTTGTAAGATACGACTTTGAAGAAAACCCTTCGCTGGATATATATTAAAGGATATGAATCTAAAAAGAAAATATAGAGAGTATGAAGAACGTAAAGATTTTCGCAAAGACCATTGAGCAGGAGGCCAAGGAACAGATTGAGAGGATGGCAGCGAGCGAGGCTTATCGCGATTGTCAGATTCGCATTATGCCCGATTGCCATGCGGGTAAGGGATGCACCGTAGGCACTGTGATTGAGACCCGTGGCAAGGTGGTGCCCAACACCGTGGGCGTTGACATCGGTTGCGGTATGCTCGTGTGGGATTTAGGCTTTGCCAACATTGATATGGAGATTCTCGACCGTATCATCAACGATAACATTCCAAGCGGATTCAATGTGCATGAGAAGCGTTTGTCGTCAGAGATGGTTTCCCTTATGCACAATGAAATATGGTGTTTTCTTCCTCCGTGGAAGCAATATTTTGACCTCGACTATGTACTGCGTTCGCTCGGCACCCTTGGCGGTGGCAACCACTTTATTGAGGTGGACGTGGACGACGAAGGACGCAAGTATCTCGTAGTACATTCGGGTAGCCGCAATTTAGGCGTAAAGATATGCCGACATTTTCAGCAGTTGGCATCAAGACAATGCGACAACAGTGAGGAACGTGGACGTATCATTTCCGAACTGAAAGCTCAGGGCAGACAGAACGAGATAAACGATGCGCTGCGCCGGTTGAAACCCGTTTCTAAAGACATGGCCTACATTAGCGGTCCCATGCTTGGCTATTACTATGATGCCATGCGGTTGTGTCAGCATTATGCCGACTTGAACCGTTTTCTTATGGCGCAAACCATAATCAAAGGTCTTGAACTAAAGTCTACAGGTCGTGTGTTCACCACCATGCACAACTACATCGACACGTTCGGCATCATACGCAAGGGAGCAGTGAGCGCAAAGCGTGGTGAGCCTCTGATAATCCCTCTGAACATGCGCGACGGTTCGCTTCTGTGTATAGGCAAGGGCAACGACGACTGGCTTCAGTCGGCTCCGCATGGAGCTGGCAGACTAATGTCGCGCTCGGCGGCCAAGAAACAGCTCAGCATGGAGGAATACCGACAGCAGATGCACGACATTTACTCCACATCGGTATGCGAGTCAACAATCGATGAGTCACCAATGGCGTACAAGCCAGCCGAAGAGATTGAATCGCTTATAGCCGACACTGTGGAAATTAAAAAGCGCATTAAACCTATATACAATTTCAAAGCGAAAGAGTAAAAAACATACTGCGTTATCGTAAGTATTAACGAAAATGTAGAGAACAATGAGAATATTCAAATTCAAAGGCAAGAGTGTTGATAGTAGTGAGTGGATTGAAGGCTATTACTATAAGGAGTGTGATAATACCTACATCATTGAGGACAGACAGAAAGACTCTGTACTTAATCGTAATGAAGCGGTCTTAATTGATCCTTCTACCGTCTGTATGTATACAGGACTAAAAGATTGTGAAGGCAATGAGATTTGGGAAGGCGATATACTCGAAGGAGAGTCTAAATGTGAAATCGTTTTCTTTAAAGGAACTTTTGCTATACGTTATATTAATTCTAACGGAAAAGAATGTGTTGACCCTTTACATTATTTTATAAAAGAAGACGGAACGGTTGAGTGCAAAGTTATTGGCAATATATACGAGTAGCAGTGGACAATGCGAATCAAGATATCTCAACGTAAGGAAGATAAGGAGGAGAGCTATGATTAAACCCGAAGATCTAAGAAGGGGTAACCTTGTAAGGGTTAACCACGATTGCACGTTCCCGAAAGGCGCAATGTGCGTTGTTACCGATATAAATCCCCTAAAAGTCTTTGACGATAAAAAAGGAGTCGTCACTCTATATGCTATCAACGATGAAGACGACGGACCTTGGGGCGTTTGGTGCAACTATGTCGAAGGCATACCCGTCACGCCTGAAATACTTAACAAGAACGGTTTTAAAGAAGAAGTCGTTGGCGAATACTATACAAAGCCTCTTGATAACGAGGAGTATTCTCTTGCGAGATTTTTGGCGGTAGAGCGGAAAAGTTGTAATTGGGCCGTTTTCATAAAGTATTGTAGTTTGCCCGACCATGTTTTGATACGCCACATTCAACACGTCCACGAGCTCCAAAATACCCTTTGGGGGGTGTTGGGCTTTGATGCAAAACTAAAATTATAAACGAGATATGAAATTTGGAATTATTGATTTTATGATGGCATCGCTTCAGGTAGCCTTCATTGTGATGAAACTCTGCGGAACAATCAGTTGGTCGTGGTGGTTAGTACTACTGCCCATACTTTTGGTTGTTGTGATAAACGTTCTCGTATACCTTCTTTTCGCTTGCATAAAAGTGTATAAGTACCAAATCTTAAAGCAGTATGATACCGACAATGAGGCTACTATTCGCTTGAAAGAGATGCAGCAGGAAAGGGAGGAGTTGGAGCGCGAACGTAATAATGTATTAACGAAAATGAAGAGAACAATGAGAAAAGAAAAAATAAAGCAGTTGGTGGATGTTATGCAGGCGTATGTAAATGGCAAAACTATCCAGTATTACGACGTAGACCTTAGCTTTAAGATTGAACATCCAGGAGAGCCTAATTTCAACGATAAATGGGTAGATGTGGATGAAGACCATCTTTTTAGACCTGATTTTTACGACTACCGTATCAAGCCCGGCCCCAGGTACCGCTCGTTTAAGAACGCAGCAGAGTGCTGGCAGGAAATGCTCAAGCATCAGCCATTCGGTTGGATAAAATGCAAAGAAGGTTATTTTAATCTCGTTTATGTTGATGAAGACTATGTAGGCTTGGCAGATAAGGACGGATGCTCCATCTTGCTGGCTTCAAAGAATAGCTATCAAGACAACACCTTCGCCGATGGCACTCCTTTCGGCATTAGAGTGGATCTCTAACAAAGGTGTTTTATAATACAATAACAACATAAGAAGGATTTATAGAGTATGAGAACAATTAATTTTAAGGCTAAGGCATTGGATAGTGGAAAATGGGTAAAAGGCTCTTTAGTAAAGACGCCTTTCGGAACAGGAATAGAATGGTATGAGGATTCTATCTGCAACAGAAAAACAATCGCCCCCGCCACCGTCTGCCAGTTCACCGGCATCCTTGACAAGAACGGTAAGGAGATTTACGAGGGTGACGTGTTGCGTTCGGACGAATATCCGTATAGCGATCTTGAAGATGGCAAGCGCGACAACTATTTTGCCGTAGTGTATTATCATGAGGAGTATGCCCGTTTCGTAACAGTAACGATAAAGAATCCCGTATCTACAGTATGCGGCATTTCGGAGGGAAACCACGGAGATGTCTCGCGAGACGAAATGATGGACTTTGAGGTTGTCGGCAATATCCACGAAGAGAAGTGGCAACAATACGGCGAATACTTTAAGACTGAAGAAGAAAAGGAGGCAGACAATGATTAATGCAGAAGACCTTAGAATAGGCGACATTGTGCAGACAAACAAAGACTGCATGTTTCCGAAAGACACGTTGTGCATCGTTACCGAAATCCATCCCGGCCGACAGCATAAAGACAAGAAGGGAGTTGTCAGTCTGAAGGCTGTCAACGACGACGATGACGGTCCCTGGGGTACATGGTGCTGCAACATCGATGGCGTGCCCGTCACGCCCGAAATACTTCGCAATAATGACTTTAAGGAAGAGGTCGAGGGCAAGTACTTCACAAGACCAATCAAAGCCAGAGCAGGCAGCTCCCTTGCCAGATTTTTGACTGTAGAACGGAAAAAATACGCTTGGGCAATATTCATAAAGTATTACAACGTGACAGGCTATGCACTCTTATGTCATATAAAGTACGTTCACGAACTACAGCTCGCCCTTAAGATATTGAAATTTAATCCGGAAATTAAAGTATAGCCTTATGAAAATAAAAAACAAGGAATTGTTAAGGAAATATGTCCTTTACGAAAGAGGCATTTGGGAGAAACCTCGCAATTTCCCTCTACTGTTGGATGCAGCAAAGCGTCGCATAGGATGGAGAATCGACGTGCTCTACTGCTGCTCTAACTACAAAGATATTGCTTCGTCAGACAGCAAGGTGTCTCTTGAGTATTGCAACCCGAAGAAATTTCACTTTCCAAAAAAGTGGCGTATTGACCCTTGTGTTTTTGACCCTGCATGGTCACTACCTCATAAATATCGTATTGTAAGGAAGAAAAACAATCGGTATAAGGTCGTCTTGAACAAATACAAACCTTTTCCCACCAAAGGTAGAACCTTGGTGGTAGACTATAAGAGGGGTTATATCCGCGAGGTTGGCGACAAGGTGTGGTATCATCCGGATTATATGGATCTCGGCTGTTTTTTCTGTGCTGATTTAGGGAATTGCCTTAATGGTCGCCAAGACAAGAGCTTTTGTGCGGTGGGAGCAAAGTGTGGAATCGGTCATGGTAACACATGGAAGGAAGTAAGAGAATAAAAACAAGAACAGCAATGAGTTATCGTAATACCAAGACCCCGACAAAACCCACCACTCCCGCCAAGTGGCAGATACCCATGCGAAAGACCCCTGCAGGCAGAATGGAGTTTTATCTTGAGGGAGAACTGAAAGATAAGTTTTGTGAGCTTTACCCCAAGACCTCCAACCGTCGTATGATGTTCTTGTTCGGTATAAAACTCTTTACCTTGCAACGTTTCAAGCGTAAACTCGGACTAAAGAGAGATGCGCAAGATATTAGTGATCTGCGCAAGGAGATGTGGCACAAGGAGCGACTGCGCATAAAATACGATCTCGAACGCCAGACTACCTACCGCATCCCTTTGAAAAATCTCACGCATGTTGCGCACAACCACAAGAGCATGATGATACGCCAGTGCAACTACTTTGCCGACCCACTTGGAGACCCTTACATCGTTTGCTACGATAGCCAGACCCGACGCTCCGCAAAGCGCGAGGCTACGGCTGTAAGGCATGGGCTGAAGGTGGTGGAAGCGGACGAATAATTAACATTATAAAAACACAAATAATTATGAAAAGAGAAAAACGACTGCCCGATGTGCTGTTAATGTCGGATAAAGCATCCACCTTAATGTCAAACTCAACCAAGGACGCTTGCATCTGCATCGAATCTGACGAACAAAGTGTAAGTTTCAAGGATGAACCGTCGGAAAGTGTAACGATGGATATTACAGCCGAGTATCGCAACATCGTTCAGTTGTGGCACCCTGCTACAGAAAAGCCTCATTGCATAGGTCAACTTCTCTGTTGGTGTCACGACGGAAAATTCTTCGTACACAACCATTACAGCCATGACGATGAAAATTGGCATTTATTCATCAGCACTAACAACGTAAAGCGTTATTGCTATATTTCCAATTTAGAACCCGAATGGTTCGTTTGATATGACTGACATTAAGATTTCCGTGCATCCCGTTAGTCATCGGCTCGAATGGCGAGGATGGGGGGTAACTTCTCGCCCGCCCTTCGAGCCACCGACTACAAATGCCCACACTGCATAATGATTGAATATGACTGACCCTCACTACAAGCGCGGCACTATCCGCAAGGACGGCAAGCTGTATGGCCGCTATCCCGACGGTTCGCTCTATCGCATCTACTCCACCGCCGATCGACCGTTCCTTCAGTTGGTGGACCGAGACGGCGAGACGTTCCTTCGCATACGCCAAGCCACCGAACTGGGCTACACCGACTGTCCCTGCCCAGGAGCCGCTGACCTAAGTTATCCGTCCTCGGCACTGAGGCGCAGTCGCACAGTCGGAGGGGGTAAGCTCATAAACGCACTGACCGCAGCAAGTGGCGGAATCTGCGTGTTTGTTGAATTATAAAAGGAGAAATAAATTATGATTATAACGAATGATTGGCGGCTCTGGCTCGCATCAATGTTGTTTACGTTTGTCGTAACCATTTTGTTCATGGCTTACATTTGGTGGACAGAGCGGAAACCAAAGAAAGAGATAAAAAATGATAGAGAAATAGACTATCAGAATTGTGATAGGTATTTCTTGTGTGTGTTTACCAAAGGTGGTGGATGCGATTTGCACAGAGCCTCGTATGTCAAGCAGGTTGTTTCGGCTGTGAATAAAGATTATATCAACGTAATAATGGTCGATGGTGATGTAACGCATTATGATGATGTCGTATCGTATGAGTTCAAACACATTTCAGATGTGGCCTTGTATAATCTGAATACAGTAAAGAGAGTAACTGAATAGGCTTATAGAACATTTACGCACTGACCGCTGCAAGTGGCGGAATCTGCGTGTTTGTTGAATTATAAATTAAAGGAGAAACGAATTATGAGTTCCAATACAGAAAAAATAATCGTAAAGAACGAGGACACAGAAAAGGAAGAGGATGTAAAGCTCTTCTATTCTACCATTACTGACAATGTTGGTATCACTTGCGGCGACCAGGAGGTCTTTCTTACTCAAGACCAGTTTAAGGCATTGGCGTACCTTATGGAGCGTTGCTCCTATACGAGAGAAATGTTGCATGAAGTATGGACAGCCAAGAGATGTTGCGAGCTTACCTATACCGTCTATTCCTCTCACGATGAAAAGACATGGGAATTAGTAGAAAAAGGGTAATATGATTCACTACGCCCTCTACCAATATCCTCGTGGCAATAACGATGGAGGTAAATTAGATGCTGTCGTTTGCCCAACCGTGACAATCAACGCATGGCAGCAAAATGTATTTCTGATTGAAGAATATGATTAACATCACACCCTTAAATGTCTGTATGGGGGGGGGTAGCAGTAACACTGAATACCCGATACGAGCGACTTTGCATTGAGCATCTGATGTCACTCGCCCACTTTCCGAGGACAGGCGTAATGATTGAATATGACTAACATCACCATTTATCAGCGTTGTGGCGACCGCGACAAGGAAGCCTATTCGTTCAGTCGGTGCAGTGTTTATACAATCCCTGCTAACCCAATGAGCGACCGCATACAAAGAGCAATTTTAGAATATATATAACAATGATCACAAAACTCAATTTCACCGACCGCACCATCAAGAGCTATGCCATCCGCAAGCTCACGCCAAAGGAGTGTTTCCGCTTGATGGGCGTTCGCGACAACGTAATCGGCACGATGCAGAGCAGCAATGCCCAGGCAGCCGAACGTCTGCCCGACTGGAAGGGCAAGGGCAAACCCGAAGACATGGCTATATCTGCCTCACAGCAGTACAAGCAAGCTGGAAACAGCATCGTGGTGGACGTGCTGGCCCACATCTACGAGCAACTTTTCTATCCTACGCCCAAACCTCGTAAGCAAAAGCAGCTCTCACTCTTCGACGACCTCGAAGACACGTTGCCAGACCTGCCGTCCACCGCCGACAAGAACGAGGAGAAGATATTCCTCACCACGTTCTCCGGCTACGACTCGCAGCTCATGGCAGCCGACGTGCTACGCGAGTGGCATCCCGACTTCCGATGGACATGCAAGGGATGGAGCGACATCGACAAATACGCCTGTCAGATGCACAACCTCGTCTTTCCTCAGTTTGCCGACTGCGCTCTGGGCGACATCACCAAGATTGACTGGCACGAGGTGAAAAGCTCGCTCGAAGGTCGCGAAGTTGACCTCTTCACCTACTCCTCCCCCTGCCAGGACATCAGTCAGGCTGGCAAGCAGATGGGCTTGCAGGAGGGCAGCGACACCCGAAGCGCACTCCTATGGCGTGTGGCGGATGCCGTGGAGGTGCTTCGCCCGAAGTATCTCTTGCAGGAGAACGTGGCGGCACTGGTAAGCCAGAAGTTCATGCCCGACTTTCAGAAGTGGCTCGACAAACTCTCGTCGCTCGGCTATGTGAGCCGTTGGGCGCGACTCAACGCCAAGAACTATGGTGTGCCACAAAACCGCGACCGTGTGTTCTGCCTCTCCATGCGCCGTGACGTAGCCTTCGACTATCAGTTTCCCGAGCCTTTAGAGCTGCTTACCCGACTGGAAGACGTGCTCGAAGAGGAAGTGTCCGACCGCTATTTCCTCAAGGACGATGCCGTTAGCAAGTTCCTCAAGGCAAACGACTCTGACAATGCCCTATTCATGCAGTTTGACCTGCCACCGACACATGAGGCGGCAATGTTCCTCAAGACCGTGCTTCAGATATTCATGGAGCGCCACGACGGATGGAACAAAGGCATTGAGTGGAACGAGAAGGTGATAAACGGTCATCGCCCTGCCATCGCCCTCCTCTACGAAATGTTCAAGGAGAACCCAAAGAAACTGGATGCAGAATATTGGCGCGGCTTCTATGAAATGTTTAAGGAGAATATGGAGAGGAAGAAGGATGAGAAATAAACCGCTTCATGCTATTCAAAATGGGGGAGTACGATTGCACCTACTATCACCTCCCACTATTTCAAAGCCAGTGTACGAGATTTCTTGTTTGCGCTCGCCATACCGCATTGCTGTTTAATAGTAGAATATGATTGAAAAGATTGGCAACATTTATTACGACAAGTGGAAGTCCGGTTTTGATGGCAACATCTGCGGCACTAAAGGAATATACCCCACCCTAACCTTGTCAACACAAACGGGAGTACTGATTGAATATGCTTAGCAACCCTCGCCCTATCATCCTTGGCTCATACAGCCCCTCGCAGAACGGCATCATCGTGTCGCCACACGGCATAGCCCTGTGCATAGCCGGGGGAGGTAGGGGTCACGACGTGGATAAACCGAAAATATTGATAGAGTATGATTAATCGTTCCGTCCTCGTCCACTACCGCACCGAGGAAGCCAAAGCCTTCCGCCGTGAGCATGGCGACCGGGGAGGGTGTAAATACGGCGATAAGCATCACCGTCCCAGTTCGTGGCCGTGGAGCAATTCGATAACAACAGTAACAAAAGACAACCTCTTATGCTACACTTTCGCATAGCAGCCTTCCGAGGCCGTGACCCCGACAATCCGTCCGACCGCAAGCATCCCTCCAACGGACGCTTCTGTCAGCGAATGGAGATAAACGTTGGAGGTACAACTAACGTTCTCACCTCAGTAGGCAAAGACAACATGGTATTTATAACGTATGATTAGCCAAATCCCTTTCGTGCAACGCACATCACAGCTCTGCCCACGTCGGGGGTACTCCACCGCACTGTCCGCACGCTACGACGGATGGGCAGGACTCTACGATGAGCACGGACAGCACACCATTGTATTGATAGAATATGAATAACAGAAAAAGTAAAATCCGTATGGTATGGCGTGACGACGACTCTATCCGCTTTTACCAAGACACTCCCGACAAGCGAGGGGTGAGCGAGTTGATGATAAACAATGTGTGGGGTGTAGCCTATACTATAATATCGGGAAATGTGGCAAACGTCCTCATTCCGCTATAAGAGTATGAATATGACTGACAAGTATTACATCGGATGGGTACGTTCCGGCAAGGACGGCAAGGGCCTCGTAAAGAGTCGACCGCGCAAGCGGATAGCCAATGCCGTGACGACAATGGTCGGGAGAGGTATTGCCGACCCTCGCGACGGACTGGGCAACACCACACCGCATATAGTATATGAGTATAAGTAAAATATAACAAAACTATAAAACATAGAGACTATGAAAGCAGAATCTAACACCACCTTTGTTCCTTGTGATGCTATCACAGCCCCAGTTGATGACAACGCCCCTGCGGCTTTCGACGTTTTTGTCAAGTGGCATCGTCAGATGGATTGGTCTGCGCATGTGCGAAAACCTCTTGATATTGACGTGCTTGGCAAAATGCAGCAGATGCGCGACCATTGCGACAAATTGGAAAGAGAGAGAAGGAGTAAATGAAGACGTATATAAGAGATGCTGAAGAATAACACCATCCGCACCCTCGTAGTCGGTATGATGCCGACTTCTTTGCGTGACAATATATTCGAGAATAGATGTAGAGTTTATTCTACAAAGGGTTTAAGCCCTTCTTGTCTTACGCATACAGGCGGTAACCAAGAGATAAAAGTATTTGTGGAGCTGTGAGTAACACCACCCCATATATAGTATATAAATTTGAATAAGATATGAAACTAAGAATAATTTCAATGGAGGTTTATAATGGTTGCATCCCAGTGACCGTTTATATGGTTCAGAAATTTGTCGATCACTTCCCTTTCGGCAAATGGGTAAACATCAAAGGATTTTCCGACAAAGAAAAGGCAGTGGCGCTAATGTCGCTGTTGTATAATATGTAATAAAAACTATAGAAACAATGAAAACAGAAGAAATCAACCCTGGCGACATCCTTTACGAAAAAGAGCGAAATTTGTTGGTGAAGGTGGCGCGAGTAGATGAAGATGGAGTTGTGAAATGTTCAGCATATACTGATATGGAAAGAATATTCAAGACAGTACCTCCACCCTATCGCATAGGCACACACACCGCCGATGCCTATATTCCGGCTACTGACGTGCAGCGCAAGTATATGGAGAGAAATCTGGCAGTATGCAAGTATGTAAATCTGCCTAAGAACAACCGTATGGAGACGCTTGCCTACATCATCGCCGATTTGAAGGCAGAGAACGTGGAGCTTGAGCAGCGCGTGCATCAGCTCATGGACGACTACAACGACGTGGTACACCAGTTGAACGAAAAGGAGAAGCAGCATGACGAAAAAACGCCAAAGCAGACTTCTTTCGACATGAACCAGTTGCGCTATCATTGCGACACGGTGGAAATGATGAACAAGGAATTGGAGCGTTTTGCAAAGGCAATTCATTCCTTTGTGAAGGACAAAAAACTCTATATGGCAAAGGCGACGAACTGCCCGTACTATCAAGACGGTCCTCACGTATGCTCCACATTCTGTCTGGAATGTAAATCATGCCTGGGCATCATTGAAGGTCTTGGTGTTATTTGCGAGAAAAAGTTTGCAGCTGCAAAGGTCCGATTTATCGATGTCGATGACTGACACCGCACGCACCCTCGTAGTCGGCTTAATGCAGACACCCCCTACGACCGTATGTTTGAGAGTATGCGTCGGGTATATTCCGCTCGAGGCTTATGCCCTGCTTGTCTCACACACGGAGGAGGCAACCAAGAGATAAAAGTATTAATAGAACTATAAAAAAAATTGAACATGAGAGATTTTGTGATAAAGGCATTGCGAAACTACGGCTACCGCTTTCTTGAGAATCAGAGCGGTTGCTACACTTTTGGCAAACCGCTTGGCTACGGCATACTTCGTGCGGATGTGCGCGAGGGTGAAAACTCCGTAAGTGTCATGCTGATTGTTAAGGGAAACGTGAAGGACGGCAAACGCCCTAATCAGATATGGCAGCGGACGAGCCAGGGCTTTCTGGAGGAACATGACAAACAGAAGATGTACGAGGCTTTTGTGCAAGCCGTTGCCGACTGTGAGGCAGACATCTTCTATAAAACGTCTGTGGCTATTTTGCAAAACCGAGGCGTGAGATACGACTTCGAGGAGAATGTCCATATCGAGTAAAAGGAATAATCTACCTTTGCACAAGCATACGAAGAAAAAGGGACGATCACAGTCGTCTGACTAAACGAAACTGCGTAACATTTCAACTATGATACAACATCAACACTGGGAAGATTCAATCCGAATACTCGTCACCGACGAGCAGCATCATGGCAGCATACAGGCGTTTATTCCTCACCGCACCGAAGACAAGCCTTTGGATGGCGCAGCTGATGCTCTCATCTACTCGCTGTGGGTGGACGAAGCTCACCGTGGTCATGAGGTGGCAAAACACCTGATTGAGACCGTAGAGAGGGAGCTGAAGCGTTGCGGCATAGCGAACGTCGCAATATCGTGGGACGGACGCGACTCTCCCCTATGGGTGTTGCATTGGTACGAACGTTTGGGTTACGAAGAAAAGGCGTTAGGCCATCGATGCTGCACACTTCTCAAACGGCTGTAAGGTACGCAACCCTTTTTATTAACGAATTTATAGAGAACAATGAACATATTTATATCTACTTTTTTAGGCTGGGCATTCTTTTTTGGTGCCGTCTTCGGTTGGACATTCTTCCTCGCCTTTGTCGTTTGGCGTGTGCGGATAATGCACAAGGAACGTCTTGCTAAGAAAAGTCTGCGAAAGAGCGAGGAGAAGCGGAAGACCGACTCTGACGACATGCCTGTGCTCCTCACTCCGAAAGAGTGTCGCGAATACATGCTCAACCACATCGAGGACGGACGTTTTTACGCAATCTCGTCGCTCCGTGGCTCTGTCACCACCATTGTGTGCGCTGAGCGATATGATGCCGATGAACAAAGGCTGTATTGCTATGCTTACCTTTTGATAAGCGAACGTGGTGTGTATAATGTGTATAATCTGCACATTAGTGACCCTCGCGGTATATTTAAATTACGTGATTTTGTTGGCAACAAGCCCCTGCGCATCGACTTCGACTGTAATCCTCACCTCTTTGTCTTTGAAGAAGAGAACATTTCTCCGTATATCACAGATAGAGAATATAACACTTTCGTGCAGAGTTTGCAAGCGGCTGGGTTCGACTGGAAGATTGAGAAGGACGAAGATAACGGACTGGGCTCTTATAAATATCTCTTGAAAGAAACAAGAACAAAATAATAAGCAAAGAAATATGGATTCAAATGTAATGTCAATTTTGGGCACTCTGATGTCGGATATTGCCGAAGTAAAAGCGGTTGTCACGGGACATTGCCACAGCCTGGACGACTTGAGCTATCAAGTGACGCAACTGAACGATAAGTTCGAGGAGTTGAAAAAACAGCCATGCGCAAGCCACAAGTCTGGTTCGCTCGACAATAATGCTGAAAAGAAACCTTCTCAGGTTGATAAGTCACGAAAGATTGACCCGAAACATTTCTATGAACTGACTTATCCCGACGACTCGGAGCGACAGAAAGAGAAGACTATCTGTTGTGCCCGAAGTCTGGACGGAGACATGCTTGAATGTTATGCGTTCATGCTGATTGACAAGAACGGCAAATGCGAAATGTACGTTGCAGATGCCGACTATCCCGATGGTGGCTGCTTGCCTTCTACCGGTTTTTTCAACAAGCTATCGGGACATGTGGGCGTAACCCTACAAAACGACTACAATCTGATCCCGTTCGTCGATGGTGACGATTTTGAGCAGTTTTACCATTGCATGACAAAGCTCGGCTATGACTTTACTTTCAATCGAGAAGTAACACCTCTTGGCAACGAAAGCTTTGACTTGGATGGAGACATCAAGAAACGAGATAAGAACAAATAATATAACGTGAGTTCGACGAAATATAAGTGTCTAAAAAATTGGTGATTAGCGAAAATTGTTGTAACTTTAATGTGCTAAAAATCAAAAGTTTACAAACAATAATCGCTATGATCACCGAGGACAAAGTTACTGAAATTTTCTGTATTGCGGATGACTTCTGCAAAGTTTTTGATGCCCAA